CACCGGTCGGATAGGGATGCCCAAGCACGCCAATACCGCCCGGGTGACGCCGAGGCTGTCGCCCAGGCTGAACACGCTGGACACCCCTTGCCCCGGCCGGGCGGCCACCTGTTCCAGCACGGCCAGCCTTACCCGGTCACGATAGGGCTCCAGCAGCCGCGCCAACCCGGCCGGGTCCAACTGGCGGCCGACCTTCGCGCCCTTGCCCTTGGCCACGCTGGGCAGGTCTTCCAGCCGCACCAGCCCGCCGTCGGCGTCCAGGATAGCGACCGCCCCGGACAATCCGGGGTCGATGCCTTGCATATAAAGGAGTCGTCATGGACGCCACCTTGGGATGCTGGCCATGGCGTACAGCACCAGCATGGCTGCGATCACGATGATGTCGGCGCTCATGCGGCAGCCTCCAGCTTTTGGGCGCACGCTGCCCGCTGTTCGCTGGCGAAACGCTCTAGCTCCTTCTTCCGGTCCTCGTAGCTCGCGCCGCAGCCGAGCAAAACCGAATCGAGGTTTTCCAGTTTTGCGAGCAAATCCAGATCACCGGGGTTGAGTCCTTCCCGGTCGAGCTTTCCGAATTCGCCGGTCAGCGCCCAATTGATGAGCCGCGCTTCGTTGCTGAAGTGGTGCGGAGCGCAGGTTTTTCCCAAGCGCTGGCGCGTCATCTGGAGAATCTGGTTCATCACCTTGTAGCTGGCCGTCGCTTCGTGCCGCAGGCGCTTCCAATCGTAGTGCGGGTGTGATCCGGCCAGGATTTCCCGAATCTGGCGGTCACACCAGATCGAAAACCGGATGTCGAGCCAACGGGCGAAGTGAATGGCAAGGTCAGGGTGGAACCAAGTGCCGCCATTTTTTCCGCGCTTGGCCTTCACAAAATCCCCGACTTCTCGGGTATTTTCGGTTTCTCGCAATGCCGCGATGTAGTCTTTGCACTCTTCAAGGCTGTCCATTTCCTCAGCCAATTCCAACATGTAATAGGCGCGCCCCAGTGGCCGGAAGATAGGGTTGCTCATGCAGCGGTCTCCATCACCAAGGCCTGAGCGGCTCGCCAGTCCTGCACGTGCTGCTTCAGCATTTTCTTGCGGTCTTGGTAATCCGCGCCGCGCACGAGCAGCACCGTATTGCGCCGTCGCAGATCGGCCAGCAAGCGAAGCTGTTGCACCGTCAACGCGGACTCATCCAGCGGCCCGAACTCGTCCGTCAACGCCCAATTGACCAAACGGTGTTCATTGCTGAACTCGTAAGGCTTGGCGTCTTTGCCGGCCAGGCGCAACACATCGGCCTTCATGTCGGTCATCAGCCGTCCGGCCGCTCGTTTGCTGTCGATCGCCATGACGCGCATGTTGGTGTCAGCTACGCCCTTGCTGAACGCTTGGTGCAAGACGCGGTAGGCTTCGCGCTGGTAGGCAATGACCTTTTCCCGGACACTGGCCTTGACCTTGTTCGGGTTGATCTTGAACAGCCAGCCCTGTAAGCGTTCCTCGGGAAGACACACCATTGTCTGAGCCCCGCCCGCTGAAGGTATCCCCCTTATGTTATATACCTCTGGGCCAAGCACCGGGTCAGCTTTGAGCTTCTGTAACTGGCGGGTCCAATCAAGACCAAGCCCCTCGACTATGGGCTTCATCGCGACATACGCCCGGCCGTTTACGATCGCGCCTTCCAGCGTCGCCCCTTGAAACTCGACTCGAATAGGTAGTTTCTGACTCATACATCACCTTATGTCTCACGGCACCCCGGTCTACCGCTTTCCTCCCGACCCTGCTGCCATCGACCGGATGCTGGAGACGATGCGTTGGGTGCAATGGCTGGAGGAGGAACAGCGCCACCTCGTCTGGATGCGGGCACAACGCTACCCATGGAAGGAGGTCTGCTGCCGCTTTGGCTGCGACCGCACGACCGCCTGGCGCCGTTGGCAGAAGGCCTTGGAGATCGTCGTCGAGCAACTGCGAACAGAAAAATGTCGTGGGGCAGCGGTCAACGGCCACTGACGTTGCGTGTAGTTGCGAACAATCGCGACGCCGTTCGGAATCCTGCGTAACGATGCGGGTTTCAGCCACTTTTTGGCGCGCAACATCCTGAGGTTTTTTCGCTAGTATTACGGGTAATCTTGCGAGCATTGAGTGCGTGAAGGCCACGGAGCGATCTGTGGCCTTCGTCGTTTCCGGCCCGCGATGGCCACGCCCCGTTGCCACGGGTCCTTCCTGGCCAGAAAGCAATGCGGGGGGCGCGAGCGCGGCGCTTTTTTAGCGTCAGACTGCAAACCTAGGTTTGCAGGGTTTGCAGTTTGCACCCGCCCATCCCGCACACATCACGAACCCGCCCACGGTTTCCCGTCGGCGGGTTTCCTTTTTTCGAGGAACTGATTCTGAACACGCTCAACGTCGAGTACCGCAAGGTCGAGGCGCTGATCCCCTATGCCCGCAATCCGCGCACGCACACCGATGAGCAGGTGGCCAAGATCGCCGCCAGCATCGTGGAGTACGGCTGGACGACCCCGGTCCTGGTGGATGGTGACAATGGCATCATCGCCGGCCACGGCCGCATGGCCGCCGCGCGCAAGCTGGGACTCGATAAAGTCCCGGTGATCGAACTTGCTCATCTGACACCGTCACAGAAACGCGCCTACGTCATCTCCGACAATCGGCTGGCGCTCGACGCGGGCTGGAACGAGGAACTGCTGGCGCTGGAATTGGCCGAGCTGTCCGACGCTGGGTACGACCTTGCACTGACCGGCTTCGATGACACTGAGATCGAGGCATTGCTCGCAGACGACGGCGTCACAGGTGATGTCGACCAGGACGATGACGCCAATGCACCGGACGCGGCCGACGACGTGCCGGAAGCACCCGTGGTGCCAGTGTCCCGCACCGGCGATGTCTGGGCTATCGGCCCGCACCGATTCATCTGCGGTGACGCTACTGATCCAACCGTGGTCGCCGCTCTGATGCAGAGTGACTTGGCACGGCTGTGCTTCACCTCGCCGCCCTACGGCAATCAGCGCGACTACACCTCCGACGGCATCGCCGATTGGGATGGCCTGATGCGCGGCGTGTTCACCAAGGTGCCAATGGCGGACGACGGACAGGTGCTGGTCAACCTCGGGCTGATCCACCGTGACAACGAAGTCATCCCGTATTGGGACGCGTGGCTCGGCTGGATGCGTACACAAGGTTGGCGGCGCTTCGCGTGGTACGTCTGGGATCAGGGGCCGGGGATGCCCGGCGACTGGGCGGGCCGCTTCGCGCCGAGCTTCGAGTTCGTTTTCCACTTCAACCGCCAGAGCCGCAAGCCGAACAAGATCGTTCCCTGCAAGCACGCCGGCCAGGAATCACATCTGCGTGCCGATGGCTCATCCACGGCAATGCGCGGCAAAGATGGCGAAGTCGGCGGCTGGACGCACAAGGGCCAACCGACACAGGACACCCGGATTCCTGACTCGGTGATCCGGGTGATGCGCCACAAGGGCAAGATCGGGCAGGACATCGATCACCCAGCCGTATTCCCGGTGGCGCTGCCAGAGTTCGTGATCGAGGCCTACACCGAGGGCGGTGACATCGTGTTCGAACCCTTCGGCGGCAGCGGGACCACGATGCTGGCTGCACAGCGCACCGGTCGTGTGTGTCGCAGCGTCGAGATCGCGCCGGAGTATGTGGACGTCGCCATCAAGCGCTTCCAGCAGAACCACCCCGGTGTGCCCGTCACGCTGTTGGCCACTGGCCAGTCCTTCGACGAGGTGGTCAACGAACGTCTGGCCACCATGGGGGCCGCGCAATGACCGCCTCCTGGTTTGCCGACAAGATCGAGCAATGGCCGACAGCCAAGCTGCTGCCCTATGCCCGCAACGCGCGCACCCACTCAGACGATCAGGTTGCGCAGATCGCTGCGTCGATTGTCGAATTCGGCTTCACCAACCCGATCCTGGCAGGCAGCGATGGCGTCATCGTCGCCGGGCACGGGCGGCTCGCCGCTGCACAGAAACTCGGATTGGACGTGGTGCCGGTGGTCGTGCTCGATCACCTGACGCCGACCCAGCGCCGGGCCCTGGTGATCGCGGACAACCGCATCGCCGAGAACGCAGGCTGGGACGACGCGATGCTGCGCATCGAGATCGCAGCCCTGCAGGACGATGACTTCGACCTGTCGCTCACCGGCTTCGATGCCGACGCGTTGGCCGAGTTTATGGCTGGCGACGAGCCGGATGCTGAGGGCGAAACCGACGACGATGCTGTGCCCGAGGTCAGTGAGACGCCAATCTCACGCCCGGGCGACGTTTGGCTGCTCGGTGGCCATCGCCTGCTGTGCGGTGACTCCACCGTGGCCGAAAGCTACGACCGAGTTCTCGATGGCGATCCGGTGGACATGGTCTTCACCGACCCACCGTACAACGTGAACTACGCCAACAGCGCCAAGGACAAGATGCGTGGCAAGGATCGCGCGATCCTGAACGACAACCTCGGTGACGGCTTCTACGACTTCCTGCTGGCGGCTTTGACGCCAACCATTGCGCACTGCCGGGGCGGGATCTACGTGGCGATGTCCTCCAGCGAACTGGATGTACTGCAGGCTGCCTTCCGTGCTGCCGGTGGCAAGTGGTCGACGTTCATCATCTGGGCCAAGAACACCTTCACGCTGGGCCGCGCCGACTACCAGCGCCAATACGAGCCGATCCTCTACGGATGGCCCGAAGGCTCGCAACGTCACTGGTGTGGCGACCGGGATCAGGGCGATGTCTGGCACATCAAGAAGCCGCAGAAGAACGACCTGCACCCGACCATGAAGCCTGTGGAGCTGGTCGAGCGCGCGATCCGCAATTCGAGTCGTCCCGGAAATGTGGTGCTCGATCCGTTCGGCGGTTCCGGCACGACGCTGATCGCCGCCGAGAAGTCCGGGCGCCTGGCGCGGCTAATCGAACTCGATCCGAAGTACGTGGACGTGATCGTGCGCCGGTGGGAGGACTGGACTGGAAAACTGGCCACTCGTGCAGCGGATGGCATAGCATTCAGAGAGATCAGTAACCCTGATGAATAGCCGATGCCACGCCAACCCGTCGCCATGCCGGGAATCGTCCCGAACGATTTTGCTTCCCTCACACCCCGGACGGCAAAGTTATTGCTCGGGCAGGGTTTGACGACCGCGCAGCAGATCATCGAGCACTATCCAGAAGACTTGTTGGCCATTCGGGGGTTCGGGTTCAAGTCCTTGCGTGAAGTTGAGCGCTGTTTTTTGCCAGGACACCATTACGACCCACGCGAACCCGCTCACCGATAACTGTAACGCGCGTCAGGCGTCAGGCTGCGAATTCTTCCTCGGTAATTTCGCTGTGGATCACAAAGCCCGTCAGGTAAGGCAGACCGCGCGGGATGCCGCACTGCTTGCTGGTCTGGCGGCCAATCGTCCAGTCCATCCAGCGCCCAGTGACGGCGTTGATCGCATCCTGCAGGGGGATGCCTTGGAACAAGCCGTTCTGCACGTCGTCGGCAAAGTGGCGACCGTGGCGGCTGTCGAGGAAGATCCGCACCGAGTCGAGGGGTTGGTGCGTGGCGTCGGAGATGGCGGTCATTGCCAGCGGCCAAGCGGCTGCGGCGTGTTCGTTCATCGTGCCCCAAAAACCCCAGGCATCGTTTCGGGTGGCGGGGATCTGTGTGCTGGTGGTCATCTCGGGCTCCATCGGGTAGATCGTTGCGACACCCGTAGTAACGCGCTGTGTGATTGAGAAGCCAAGCTGTTCCTGGCTTCTTTTTCGATCATTCGACGTAGTAGAGATCGGCCTCGGCCAAGTCCTCGGTGTAGCCCGCCTTGTGCAGCACAATCACCTTGCCGTCGCGCCAACCCTGAACAATGCCGGTGCGGCGCACCTGCTCGATGCGCGTGCTGTGATGGCCTGTGCTGATGTTGCGGTCGATGTAATAGGCGACGCGGTCACATCTCTTGAGGGTGTGGTGGATGCTCTCGATGGTGCTCATGGTGTTCTCCGGATTGATCGTTGCGACACCCGTATGAACGCGCTGCGGGCGAGAGAAGCCAAGCTATTCCTGGCCACTCTCGCCATCATTCTTCAGGCGATGCGGTACACCCGCTCGCCACCCTGCGGCTTGTCCGAGACGATGGTCAGGCCGAGCTTTTTCTTGAAGGCTCCGGCAAAGGTGCCGCGCACCGTGTGCGCCTGCCAGCCGGTGGCCGTGCAGATCTGGGCAATCGTGGCGCCCTCGGGGCGTTGCAGCATCCGGATGACTTCCGCCTGCTTGCTGTTCTCGCGGGTGCGCGGCTTGGTCTGCTCGGTGGCGTCCTTGGCCCACTCAGCCTCGGCCGCCGACACAGCGGCCTCGATCTCGGGGTCTGCCACTAGGGACGAAGGCGCGGGACGAGCCCGCCCCATCGCGTCGTAGCCCTCGGCAGCGACGAACCAGTCGGTGCCGTCGGTGGTAATCAGTGCGCGGTTGAAAAGCCCGTCGAGCACCTTCTTGCGTGCGCCGCCTTTGATGTTGTCGGGGAACCAGTCGATCTTGCCGCTGGTGTGTTCGAGGGCGTAGGCCAGGATCGCGTGCTGGGCCGGGGTGAGTTGGGTGCTGATCATGTGCTGCTCCTTGGCAGTGGTTGATGGGGTGACGTGATGAACGCGCTGTTCGCGATTGAAGCCAAGCGTTCTCCGCTTCTTCCTCAGTCCGGCTTCGCGGCCTGCCGACCCGCTTCGTAAGCGGCCATCAGGGCGCTCTTGACGGCCCAGACACTGACATCGTGGAAGTCCAGTCGGTCGCTGTTGCGGGTCTCCAAGGACTCAATGAACAGGTGGTCCAGCGCAATTTGCTGAAGCAGGTTTTCCATGGCTTTGTCGGCTGGTTTGGTCATGTGCGTCTCCTTGTGACGTCGTGGATGGTGATGGCATGAACGCGCTGTTCCAGAGGGAAGCCAAGCTCAATCCAGAGGAATGACGATCAAATGATTGAAGGGGCCACCGGTTCTCACCATGGGCATTTCGATACGCGCTTACGCCCGGCACCGTGGCGTGACCGACACTGCTGTTCACAAGGCAATTCGCGCCGGGCGCATCACGCCGGAGGCTGACGGAACCATCGATGCCGACCGGGCTGATCGCGAATGGGCGCGCAACTCCGATGTGCCCAAGGCAGGTACCCGCGCCAAGGCGGCCAAAGCGGTCGTACCGGACGCCAGCACACCGTCGAACGATGGGCCGGCCGCCTTGCCCACTGGTGGCACGTCGTTGCTCCAGGCCCGCACGGTCAACGAAGTGGTCAAGGCGCAAACCAACAAGGTGCGACTGGCCCGTCTGAAAGGCGAGCTGGTCGATCGCCCAAAGGCCATCGCGCATGTGTTCAAGCTGGCGCGCTCCGAGCGCGATGCTTGGCTCAACTGGCCCGCGCGCATTTCGGCGCAGATGGCTGCCAGGCTCGATGTCGATCCGCACGCCATGCACGTGGCACTGGAGGCCGCAGTGCGCGAGCACCTGCAAGAGCTGGGCGAACTACGCCCTCGAGTGGACTGATGCTGGACGTGGACTACGAAGGCGCGGCGGAAATCGAGCGCGCCTGGCGCGAAGGACTGACGCCGGACCCATTGCTGACCGTGTCCGAATGGTCGGATCGGCACCGGATGCTTTCCAGCAAGGCGTCCGCCGAGCCGGGACGCTGGCGCACCAGTCGCACGCCGTACCTGAAGGCGATCATGGACTGCCTGTCGCCGACCTCGCCGGTCGAGCGCGTGGTGTTCATGAAGGCCGCCCAACTCGGCGCGACCGAGATGGGCTCGAACTGGATCGGCTACGTGATCCACCACGCGCCAGGCCCAATGATGGCAGTCTGGCCGACTGTGGAAATGGCCAAGCGCAACTCCAAGCAGCGGATCGACCCGCTTATCGAGGAGTCTGGTGTTCTGGCCGAGTTGATTGCCCCGGCCAGGAGCCGGGACTCGGGCAACACCATTCTCGCGAAGGAGTTCCGGGGCGGCGTCCTGGTGATGACGGGCGCCAACAGCGCAGTCGGACTGCGGTCGATGCCAGTGCGCTACCTGTTCCTCGACGAGGTGGACGGCTATCCGCTGGACGTTGAGGGTGAAGGCGACGCGATTTCACTGGCCGAAGCCCGTACCAGAACCTTCGCGCGCCGCAAGATTTTCATCGTCTCGACACCAACAATCTCGGGCGCGAGCGCCATCGAACGGGAATATGAGGCATCCGATCAGCGCCGCTACTTTGTGCCCTGCCCACACTGCTCGCATCGGCAGTGGCTGCGCTTCGAACAACTGCGGTGGGAGAAAGGCCAGCCGGAGAGCGCCGCCTATGTCTGCGAATCCTGCGATGCGCCAATTTCCGAGCACCACAAGACCTGGATGCTGGAACACGGCGAGTGGCGCGCATTGGCGCCAGAGAATGGCGCCAAGACCGCAGGTTTCCACTTGTCGTCGCTCTACAGCCCGGTCGGCTGGCGCAGTTGGCGCGAGATCGCCGTCGCCTGGGAACTGGCCGTGAGCAAGGAGTCGGGTTCTGCGGCGGCCATCAAGACGTTCAAGAACACGGAACTGGGTGAGACCTGGGTCGAGGAAGGCGAAGCACCAGATTGGCAACGCCTCGTCGAGCGACGCGAGGACTACCCGGTCGGATCGATTCCTCCCGGTGGGCTCCTGCTGGTGGGCGGCGGTGACGTTCAGAAGGACCGCATCGAAGCCTCCATCTGGGCCTTCGGGCGCGGCAAGGAATCATGGCTGGTCGAGCATCGCGTGTTGATGGGTGATACGGCCCGCGACGCTGTCTGGAAACAACTGGCGGATCTGGTTGCGGAAAACTGGACGCACGCGTCCGGCGCGGCACTGCCGCTGGCACGGTTCGCCCTGGACACCGGGTTTGCCACCCAAGAGGCCTATACCTTCGTGCGATCCAGTCGTGACCCGCGCGTCATGGCTGTCAAAGGTGTCGCGCGCGGCGCGGCGCTGATCGGTACGCCCACCGCCGTGGATATCTCCAAGGGTGGCAAGAAACTGCGCCGAGGCATCAAGGTGTTCTCGGTCGCCGTCGGCATTGCCAAGCTCGAGCTCTACAACAACCTGCGCAAATCGGCGGATGTGGCCGAGGACGGTATCACCGCGATCTATCCGGCCGGATTCATCCATCTGCCGCATGTGGACGCGGAGTTCATCCAGCAGCTCTGTGCGGAACAACTCATCACCCGACGCGACCGGAATGGCTTCCCCATCCGGGAGTGGCAAAAGATGCGCGAGCGCAACGAGGCACTGGACTGTTACGTCTATGCACGCGCCGCTGCTTCGGCGGCGGGACTGGATCGCTTCGACGAGCGCCATTGGCGTGAACTGGAGCGACAGCTGGGGATGGACGATCCGCCCGATCCCACCACCACAACATCGACTGACGAGGCCACCCAACGCGGTGGCCTCGCTGTTTCTGGGCCAGGTCGCCGCGCACGCCAGTTGGTGCGCAGTCGTTGGCTCTCCTGAACGAAGAAGGACATCCCATGAGTTTGCAGACCCGTATCGAGAGCCTGGTGATTCGCATCGCCCAGGAGTTCAACACGCTCAACGGCAAGACCGGCACGCTGGCGAACCTGACAACCACCGACAAGTCGAGTCTGGTGGCGGCCATCAACGAGCTACAGTCCGCCGTTCTCAGCGGTACCGGCATCGACGACGCCAACGTGGCACTGACCACCACCTATTCGTCGTCGAAGATCGTCACGCTGCTGGATACCCTCAAGGCTGAGATCCTCGGTGGCGCCGATGCTGCCTATGACACCTTGGTCGAGATTCAGCAGTTACTCCAGGACGGGACCAGCGGCCTCGATGCGCTGCTTGCCGCCGTCAACAACCGCGTGCGCTTCGATGCTGCGCAGACACTGACGGTGATCGAGCAGCAGCAGGCACGATCGAACATCGGTGCCATTGCCTTGACGGCAATCGGAGATGCCGACACTGACTTCGTCGCGGTGTTCGAAGGAGCACTGGTCTGATGTCGCTTTCCGACCGAATCGCATCCCTCGCCGCGCGCATCGGCATCGAGGTGAAAAGCAAGATCGATGGCTCGCATCCGGGTCTCGCCCGCGCGTGGGTGAGCTTCGGCTACGTCAATGGCCAGATGGTCATGCACAGCTCTCGCAACGTGGTGAGTGTGGAACGCCTGGCGACTGGTCGCTATCGCGTCCATTTCACCCAGCCGATGCCGGACACGAACTACGCCTGGATTGCACTGGCCCGCAGTAGCACCAACAACGGCACGCAGCGCATCGCCATCGCGCGTGCCAGCGCCGACCAGAAGACCGCCGAGTACGTTGATGTCGCCTGCGCCACGATGGCGACGTCGTTTGCCGACTCCGACGAGATCAACCTGGTGGTGTATCGCTGATGGCCTATACCCAGTCCCAACTCGATGCGCTCGAAGCCGCACTGGCCAAGGGCGAGCGCCGCGTGAGTTTCGGCGACAAGACCATCGAGTACCGCACCGTCGAGGAGCTGGCTGCCGCCATTCGTGAGGTCAAGCGCGGCCTGTTCGATGACGCCGTCGCCACCGGCCTGTGGCCCGGTGCGCCGCGCCAGATCCGCATCACGACCCGGAAGGCCACCTGATGAGCTGGTTCGGAAAACTTCGACGCGGCCTGTTCGGCGGTACGTCACCAACCTATGACGGTATTGGTGGCGGTCGACGTGCGATCGCCTGGCAGGTCGGAAATCCTGGTGCCGTTGCCGCGCTGGCCTTCACCCAGAACGAACTCCGAGCCAAGAGCCGTGATCTGGTGCGACGCAACGCTTGGGCGGCCGCCGGCGTGGAAGCCTTCGTCGCCAACGCGATCGGCACTGGCATCAAGCCTCAGTCGATGCTCGCGGACAACGCGCTGCGGGAAGCCATTCACGCCCTCTGGTGGGACTGGTGCAGCGATGCCGACGCAGCCGGCTTGACCGACTTCTACGGCCTGCAAGCACTCGCCTGCCGGGCAATGTTGGAAGGCGGGGAGGCACTGGTGCGACTGCGCTATCGCCGACCCGAAGATGGTCTGGCAGTCGGCCTGCAACTTCAGGTGCTGGAACCCGAGCACCTGCCCACGACGATGAATCTTGAGCTCCCGTCCGGCAACATGGTGCGGGCTGGCATCGAGTTTGATCGTCTCGGGCGACGCACGGCCTACCACCTGTATCGCTCGCATCCCGGCGACGGGACGCTGGCGCCGATGTCGGGCACCGGCGGCATGGATACCGTGCGCGTGCCAGCTTCCGAGATCATCCACCTGTTCCGTCCGCTTCGCCCAGGCCAGATCCGTGGAGAGCCCTGGTTGGCGCGGGCACTGGTCAAGCTCAATGAGCTGGACCAGTACGACGACGCCGAACTGGTGCGCAAGAAGACGGCGGCGATGTTCGCGGGCTTCATCACCCGCCTGGCGCCCGAGGACAACCTCATGGGCGAAGGGCTGGCGGACGCCAACGGCGTGTCCCTGGCAGGACTGGAACCCGGGACCTTGCAGCTGCTCGAGCCTGGTGAGGACGTGAAGTTCAGCCAACCGGCAGACGTCGGGGCCAGCTACGCCGAATTCCTGCGCATGCAGTTCCGGGCAGTTGCGGCGGCGATGGGCATCACTTACGAGATGCTCACCGGCGATCTGACGCAGGTGAACTACTCGTCGATCCGCGCCGGATTGCTGGAGTTTCGCCGCCGCTGTGAAGCGATCCAGCATGGCGTGATCGTCCACCAGCTCTGCCGCCAGATCTGGCGCGCATGGATGGAACAGGCTGCGCTCGAAGGTGCACTCGATCTCCCGGGCTTCGTCGGACGCAAACGGGAATACCTAGCCGCCAAATGGATTCCGCAGGGCTGGCAGTGGGTCGATCCGAAGAAGGAGTTCGACGCGATGCTCACCGCAATCCGTGCCGGGCTGCTTTCGCGCTCCGAAGCCATTTCCGCCTTCGGCTACGACGCCGAAGACATCGACCGCGAGATCGCGGCCGACAACCAACGAGCCGACGAACTCGGTCTGGTTTTCGATTCCGACCCGCGCCACGACAAAGCCCCCATCGCGACGCCCACCCCGGCTGCGGCGCAAGAACCCCAGGACAACTGATATGCAGCTCGCACACCTGGCGTCCCGTCTCTACGGGACGCCGCTCCTCATTGCGCGATCGAAACTGGACGTGATCCTGTCCGTCCTAGGTCCACGCATCGGATTGCCGGACATCGATGCCGCCGTCCCGCTTCCCGCCCCAAAGACCAGCGCTTCGGCTGGGCAGCTCGGTATCGCGATCATCCCGGTGCACGGCACGCTGGTGCGACGGGCCATGGGGCTAGAGGCGGCCTCTGGCCTGACCTCCTATGGCGAGATCGCTGCACGGCTCGACGCGGCGCTTGCGGACCCACAGGTCAACGGCATCCTGCTCGACCTCGACTCCCCCGGCGGTGAGGCCGGTGGCGTGTTCGAGCTGGCCGAACGGATTCGCGCCGCCAACGACATCAAGCCGGTCTGGGCGCACGCCAACGACTCGGCGTACTCGGCGGCTTACGCCATCGCGGCCGCTGCATCGCGCCTGACCCTGTCCCAAACCGCTGGAGTCGGGTCCATCGGCGTCATTGCCCTGCACGTCGACCAGTCCGTCAAGGATGCCAAGGACGGGGTTGCCTACACGGCGATCTATGCCGGCCACCACAAGAACGACTTTTCTCCCCATGCGCCCCTGTCGCCGCAAGCTGCCACCACCCTGCAGTCGGAGGTTGATCGGCTGTACGGGATCTTCGTCGACCAAGTCGCGCGGATGCGCGGTCTGGACAGCGATGCCGTGCGGGAGACCGAAGCAGGCTTGATCTTCGGGGATGCGGCGGTTGCGACAGGATTGGCCGACGCCGTGATGAGTTTCGAACAGGCCCTGGTCGAGTTCACCAACGCGCTGGATGCGCAGCGCCGACTGGCAATACCCAGCGCCAATACCGCGAAGCGCCGCCCACAAGCTCGCGCCTCGCCCGTGACACTGAACGCCAGCCATCAGATTTCCAGCCATCAACCCTCTCATTTGGAGCAAACCATGACCGACCAAGAACAGCAGCCCCCGATGGACGACCCCGATCCGGAGCTCACGCCAGACCCGGCAGATACACCGGCGCAAGAACCCGCAGCGCCGCCCTTGGCCGCTTCGATCACCGGTGCCACCACCAATGGCCGTATCGAGGCACAAGCCATTGCCGAGATCTGCCTGATCGCAGGCACGCCGCAGCGCACGGCGGAGTTCCTTGCCTCCGGGATGAGCGAGGCCCAAGTCCGCCGCGCACTGCTCGAGGCTCGCGCCGAACAGCCGGAGATTGCCTCGCGCATCACCGCCGATGCGGGAACCACCGTGCGACCGGAGAGCAGCCCGGTCGTTGCCGCCGTCAAGAAACTCGCCACGAAGGAGTAAGCCATGCCTGCCATTTCGGAAACCAACAACCTCGGTGATCTCCTCAAGTACGAGGCGCCGAATCTTTATTCACGCGACCTGGCCACGGTCGCTGCCGGCCAGAACCTGGTGCTCGGCACCATCGTCGGCCGCGACAGCACGACCGGCAAGCTGAAAGCACTCGACCCGGCTGCTACCGACGGCACCGAGAACGCAGTTGGCGTGCTCGCCGCCGATGTGGACGCGACCCTGATCGACCGCGAGGACGCGCTGCTGATCACCCGCCACGCCATCGTCGCCACTCACGCGCTGGTGTGGCCTGTCGCCATCACCCCCACCGAGACGACCGCCGCGATCGCTCAACTCGAAGCGCGTGGCGTCCTCGTCCGAATCGCTGCCTGATCTAGGAGACACACCATGCAGAACCCCTTTACCAATCCCGCGTTCTCGATGGCAGCGCTCACGGCGGCCATCAACATTCTTCCCAACCGCTACGGCCGCATCGAGGAACTTGGCCTGATGCCGGCCAAGCCGGTGCGCCAGCGGCAGGTCATCGTCGAGGAGATGAACGGCGTGCTGAACCTGCTGCCCACACTGCCGCCAGGCGCGCCGGGTACGGTCGGTGTACGTGGCAAGCGCACCCTGCGCTCGTTCGTGATCCCGCACATCCCGCATGACGATGTCGTCCTGCCCGAGGAAGTCCAGGGCATCCGCGCCTTTGGCTCGGAGACCGAAACGGAAGCCGTCGCGGGCGTCATCGCACGCCACCTTGAGACCATGCGCAACAAGCATGCGATCACGCTGGAGCACCTGCGCATGGGTGCGCTCAAGGGCGTCATCCTCGATGCCGACGGCTCTGTGCTGTACGACCTGTTCGACGAGTTCGACATCACGCCGCAGACCATCGCCTTTGACCTCGGCAACGCCGGCACCAATGTGAAGTCGAAATGCCTCGCAACCCTGGCCGCGATCGAGGACAACCTCAAGGGCGAGTTCATGAGCGGTGTGCACTGCCTGTGCTCGCCCGAGTTCTTCGCCGCGCTGACCGGCCATGCCAAGGTCGAGAAGGCCTTCGAGAACTGGCAGCAGGGCGCCATCCTGATCAACGACGTGCGCCGTGGCTTTACCTACGCCGGCATCACCTTCGAGGAATATCGCGGACAGGCGACCGATCCGTCTGGGACCACCCGTCGCTTCATCGCGGCTGGCGAGGCGCATGCCTTCCCGCTGGGCACGGTGGATACCTTTGGCACTTACTTCGCGCCGGCGGACTTCAACGAGACGGTGAACACCATTGGGCAGACGCTCTATGCCAAGCAGGAGCCGCGCAAGTTCGATCGGGGCACTGATCTGCATACCCAGTCCAACCCGCTGCCCATGTGCCACCGCCCCGGTGTGCTCGTAAAGCTGACCATGTGATGGTGCGCATCGAGGATTTCTACGACGCCGCTGCACGATCCGGCTTGCTGGTGGATGCGGAGATCGATGGTCAAACCATCGCTGTCGACTTCCGCTCGCCAGACGAAACCGTCCTCGATGGGCTGGCCCTGTCCACCGACTACACGATGCGTTTTCCAGCCTCGGCGTTGCCGAGCCTGGCAGCAGGCGACACGGTCGCCATCGGTGGCAGCGATTACCGCGTCCGCGATATCCGCAGCATCGGCGACGGCAGCGAAAAGCGCGCTTCACTTTCTCGACTCTGAGGACTCCCGTTCATGAACTCCATCCGCGAGCGCATCTTGCGGGAGGTCGTCGCACGTCTGATTTCTGCGGTGGCGCCTGTCCCGGTTTTACGGTTTTCGACCGTGCCGGTGACGCGAGAGGCCAGCCCCGCACTGCTGGTATTTGCCGAAGGCGACAGCATCACCGCGCATGCCAACAACCTCGTCGACCGATTGCTGATAGTCCGTTTGGTAGCCGTGGCCCGTGGGGACGATGCCTTCGACCAAGCCGATCTGGCGGTGGTCGCTGCCCACACAGCGCTGATGAGCGACACCAATCTCGGTGGCCTTGCTTTGGCCGTCCGCGAAGTCGATTGCGAGTGGGACCCGGAGGACGCTGACGCCGGAGCCGTGGCGTTGCCATCCCGCTACGAGATCCGCTACCGCACCCACGCACTTGACCTGACCCGAACTGGATAACCCAACGATGAACATCGAACTACTGAAACCCCATACCCATGCCGGCACCAGCTTGGCGCCTGGTGATGTGCTGGACATCGACGAAGCCACGGCACGTTGGCTGATCGACGCTGGCGTCGCCAAAGCCGCTGACGGACTCCAAGAGTCGACCGGCAAATCGCAACCCATCACACGCAAGGGAGACTGACCATGCCTTACTTTTCTGGACAAGGGCGCGTCTACATCGGCGCCCGCGACGGCAACGGCAACCCGCAAGGACTGAACTACGTGGGCAACGTGCCCGAACTGAAAGTGTCGCTTTCGGTGGAGACGCTGGAGCATCAGGAGTCGACTTCGGGTCAGCGCCTGACCGACCTGCAGCTGATCAAGACCAAGAAGGGCGAGTTCGCCTGCACGCTGGAAGAGCTGATCGCGGTCAACCTGGGTTTGGCGTTGTACGGCACGACCACCGACCAGGTCAGCGGCACGGTGACTGCCGAAGTGCTGCCGAACCCCGTCACCTTGGGCAGTCTCTACCTGCTGGCCAAGCAGAACGTCTCGACCGTGGTGGTCAAGGATTCCACCGCCACCCCCAAGACGCTTCCGGCAGGCCAGTACACCCTCAACGCCAAGCACGGTTCGCTGGCGCTCAACGACAAGACCACCGGCGGCCCCTACGTGGAGCCGTTCAAGGTCGACTACGCCTACGGCGCAGCACAGAGCACGGCGATGTTCACCCAGCCACTGCCCGAGCGCTGGGTGCGCTTCGAAGGACTGAACACGGCGGATGGCAACCGCGAGGTCGTGATCGATCTCTACCGCGTAGCGATCAATCCGGCCAAGGAACTCTCCGTCATCACCGACGAGCTGCTCAAGTTCGAGCTGTCGGGACAGGTACTGGCCGATACGCTGAAACCCGCGACCGGTGACCTAGGGCAGTTCGGCCGAATCGTGCTGTTGTGAGGTGAGTGATGAGCGACTTCGATGCATTTCCTCCCACTCCGCAATCCCTGGCGATCGCGGGTATCCCGCTGGAGATCACACCGATCCGCGTCGGCGAGATCCCGGCGCTGCTTGCTGCGGTTCGACCCTTCGCGCACCGTTTGGTCGACGGCGAGCCGGATTGGCTCGAACTGCTGACCGACCACGGCGAAGCGCTGATCAAAGCAATCGCCGTGGCCTCCCGCCAGCCCCAGGACTGGGTGGCGGCCTTGACGATGGACGATGCCATACACCTGGCCACCACCCTGTTCGAGGTGAATGCGGATTTTTTCGTGCAGCGGGTGGTGCCGACGATCCAGCACGCCGCCGCCCGGATCAACGCGCAAATGAGCGGTCCCTTGGCTGGGCTCACGCCATCCACCGGTTGATCCATGCCGGACACCGACTGCCGGATGTCTTGGACTACACGCTCGCGCAGATGACCGCGTTTCTCGATGCCGAAACACAACGAGATCGCGAGCACGCGAGCCTGCTTCTTGGCCTGACCGCTGTGGCCTGCCAGGGCGACAAGCGATCCATCGAACGATTGCAGCGGGAGTTGGCCCATGCGGATTGATCTGACGACTGCCGGGCTGTTCGATGCCCGGCAATTCAATGCCTGGTCCACCGAGCGTCGCGATGCCATTCGCGCGGCGCTGAAGCGCGGTATGCAATCGGGCGGTCGTGAAGTACGCGACGCCGCGCGCACACAGATGCGCGGCGCCTTCAACGTCAAGCGCAACAGCTTCATCTCCTCGATGCAGGCCAAGGTGCTGGACAAGAAGACCGATCGTCTGCCGGCCTTGCTGGTGGGCAGCAAGATTCCCTGGCTCGGGTTGCATGAAAAAGGCGGTACGGTCTCCGGCAATTTGCTGATTCCACTGCTTCCGGGGCGAATCGGACCGAAGCGGTTCAAGGCCGTCATCGATGGCCTGCTGCGATCAGGCAACGCCTTTTTCGTCGAGAAGAACGGCAAGGTCATCTTGATGGCCGAGAACATCCGTGAAAACGCGTCCCAACTTAACCGCTTCAAGCGGGCCGAGCGTGGGCGCACCGGAGCCAAACAGATCAAACGCGGCCAGGAGATCCCGATCGCCGTACTGGTCAAGTCCGTTTCGCTCAAGCGGCGACTGGACCTGACCGGTGCCGTGCAGCGTTCTCTGCCGCGTTTGGCAAGCGCAATCCAAAAAGAACTGACGAAATCCTGATGGCCAACAACCGCGCCCAACTCCTGATCACTGCCGTCGACCAGAGCCGTGGCGCCTTCGATTCCATCAAGCGCAATCTGGGTGACCTGGGCAACGCAGCTCGATCCATCAAAGGACTGCTTGGCTCACTCGGCGTAGCTGTATCTGCTGCCGGCTTTGGTGCCATGATCAAGTCGAGCATCGACTCGGCTGACGCGCTGGATGAGATGTCGCAGCGGGTCGGCATCTCGGTCGAGACGCTGTCGACACTCAAGCCAGCGGCCGAATTGACGGGGGTCTCGGCGGAGATCTTCGAGAAGGGCCTGCGCAAACTCTCGACGACGATGCTCGAGGCCGCGACCGGCTCGGAGGATGCCAAACAGCGCTTCGCGGCATTGGGAGTTACGTTCCAGAACCAGGACGGCGCGCTGCGTGCGACCGACGAAGTGCTGCTTGATCTGGCCGACCGCTTCAAGGCCATGCCCGATGGTGCGGAGAAAACCGCACTGGCCATCGACACCTTCGGCAAATCCGGGGCTGACCTGATCCTGTTCCTGAACCAGGGGCGAGAGGGTGTCGACGCACTGCGCACCGAGATGCAGGCCTTCGGGCTGGAGGTGAGCACGGAAACCGCCGCGCAGGCGGCCACATTCAAGGACTCGCTCGACAAACTGCATTTCGCCAGTGGCATGGTCGGCAATCAGATCATCGCCTCCGTGTTGCCAGCCTTGAACGACATGGCCGGTGGCATGGTCGAGTCGGCCAAGCAAGGCGGCACGCTGCGCGCCATCCTGGACGGCGTGGTCCTGGTCCTGAAAACTCTGGCGCTGGGTGCCGCCACCGTCGGCAAGGCCTTCGTGGCGCTGGGCGAAGCCATTGGGGCCGGCATGGCGGCCGCCGTCGAGGCGCTGTCGGGCAACGTGTCCGGCGCGAAAGCCATCATCACGGAACTCAAGGGCAGCCTGGTTCAGCGCCTGGACGAATTGGCGAGCTTCCGCGACAGCCTGTTCGACCCGAAGCCGATCGAAGTGCGTGCGCCGGCAATCGTTGCCGATCCCACTCTGATCGATCGTCTGCGCACTCCAGGAAGGGCCTCCGGAGACAATGGGGCTGCCCGGTTGGCGCTAGCCAAGGCACTGGCCGATGCCGAACTGAAGCTGCTCAAGGATGGCCTGGATCGGCAATCACGCGACCTCGACGAGGCGCTCGACGGGCGCCTGATCTCGTTGGCGGACTACTACGCCGCCAAGAGCGGATTGGAAACCAGCGAGATCGATGCCGAGATCGCCCGCACGCAGACTTTGCTGGCGGAGCAACAGCGCATCGCCACATCGGGATCTGACGAAGGCGCGCGACTCAAGGCCAAAGCCGAGGTAGCGAAGATCGAGGCCGATCTCATCGTGCTCAACAACAAACGAGCCGATGTCGAAGTCGCGAACGCACGCAAGGCCGCCGATGCCGAGCGCGAATTGGCCGATGCGCTGACCCAGGCCCGCGAGGAACTGGCGCAGATCACCGGGCAATCCAGTGCCGCCGACCGTCGAGCCGCAATCGAGCGCGGTTACCGCGATCTGAAGGCCCGACTGTTGGCCGAGAGCGATGCCGACGGCGTTTCGCTGATCGATCGGCTGATCGATGTGAAAGCGGCGCAAGCCAACCTGGCGGCGCTGGAAGTCGAGTGGCGGCTGGTGACCGAGCGGCTGCGCAATGCGCAAGAGGCCATTCAGACGCAGCAGCAAGCGGGGCTGTTGACTGAGGCCCAGGCCCGTCAGCAGATCGTCGCCCTGCAGCAGCAATCGGCCACCGAAATGGAGCGGCTCCTGCCGACCATGCAACAGGCGGCGCAAGCCATCGGGCCCGACGCGGTCGTGCGGGTGCAGGCGTGGCGCAACGAGCTGGAACGCACCAAGCTGGTCGTCGATCAAATGGCGCCGCTGTGGAACCGCATCGGCGAGAGCTTTGGAGGCGCGCTCAACGGGATGATCACCGGTGCGCAGACTTGGCGCAGCGCTCTCGCCACTATCTTCCAGCAGGTGGCGGATGCCTTCTTGCAGCAGATCGTCATACAGCCTTTCCAGCAGTGGATCGCCATGCAGGCGCGGATGCTGGCGATCAAGCTGGGCTTCGTGCAGCAGGAACAGGCCGTGGACGCGGCGGCCAGCGCCACGACCGTCGCACAGAAATCGGCGGAAACCACCGCCGTGGTCTCGATGGACGCCGCCAAAGCAGGCGCAGGTGCGGCGGCTTCACAAGCCTCCATCCCCTATGTGGGGCCAGCGCTTGCGATAGCGGCGATGGTCGCCATGGTCGCGGCGGTGATGGGGCTGCTCGGCAACACAAAGAAGTTCGTCTCGGGTGGGTTGGTGACCGGCCCTGGCACTTCGACCTCGGATTCGATCCCGGCGCGTCTGTCCGCCGGTGAATTCGTCATGAATGCCGCTGCGGTGAAACGGGTCGGCGTGGACTTCCTGCACTCCATCAACGGTCTGTCGTCCGGGCCGAGAGTTTCCGGCCACACCCTGGCCTTTTCCGCCGGTGGTCTGGTGCCGGAAGCACCGTCCCAGCAGGTACAAGGGCAAGCGGTGCGCATCGTCAACGTCATCGACCCGGCGATGGCCGCCGATTACCTCAACTCGTCTTCGGGCGAAAAAACCATCCTCAACATCCTGCAGCGCAACGCGGGCGCGGTGCGGCAGGTGCTGGGCTGACAGAAACCCGATCCAGCAAGGACCACACACATGACTGCCTACGTCGGCTTCGTCGACAACACGATGATGCTCGCCCACCAGCAGATGCTCGAAACGTTTCGCGACGTCTGCCTGGCCGAGGGTTGGACCATCCTCCGTTACGACACCGCCATCACGAACCGCGAACTGCTGATGATGGCGCCCGGCCTGTCCGGTACCGAACAGATCTTCTGTGGGGTCTACTGCTACCAGGACAGCAACGCGGATTACTACAACCTGGCGGTCGCGACCATGAAAGGCTATGTCGCGGCCAACTCGTTTCTAACCCAGCCGGGCATCTCGCCGGTACTTGGTGTGCCCGCGCACAACCAGCGCATCGACTACTGGCTCTCCGTCAACGGACAGCGGCTGAATGTGGCGATGAAGGTCGGCACACCCGTGTACGAATCGTTCGGCATCGGCAAGTTCTTCCCCTATGCGTCACCGGGCCAATACCCCCAGCCGCTATTTGCGGCCGGCATGCTGACCAGCGCATCGGCCACGCGCTACTCCGAGACCACCCACACCATGCCGTGGAAAGGCAATCGCAACAACCTGCGCATGCATTTCAACGACGGCACCTGGAAGGCGCCACTCGCCACCCCTTGGGGCCAATCGACGATGGCCAATGCCTGCCGTCCAGCGGAGACCACTTACGCACTCTATCCGGTGATGCTCTACGACTCCGGAAACATCTACGGCGCGCTGGACGGGATCTACCACATCACCGGCTTCGACAACGTCGTCGAGAACACCCTCGTCATCGACGGCAAGAACTACGTCGTCATCCAGGACGTCGGCCGCACGTCGTTTGGCGACTACATTGCGCTGGAGCTCTCCTGATGCCTTACGTCACCGGACTGGCTAACAGCGCCAACGATCTGCTCAATGCCGTGGTCACTGCCGGAACCGACAACGGCTGGACCTGGGACGCCAGCAACAGCATGCTCTACAAGGGCGACATCTACGGTCGCCTGACGGTCAGCGGCTTGAACCTTCTGGTGCAGGCCGCCCTTGGCTACTCCGGTGCCACGCTGAACACGCCAGCCGCCAAACTGGTCGGCATCACCAACCGGCTGGGGCAAGCGGGCAACACGCTGCTGAGCTACCCGGTGACCTACCACATCTTCGTGCACACGGCCCCGGACGACATCATCGTCGTCGTCAACTACCAGGTGATGTGGTGGCAATGGCTTGCGATCGGCCAGGCACGCAGCTTTGGCGTGCTCGGCAATGCCATCTGGCATTGGGGCACCGCGACTTCCGATATTAGCACCAGCGCCGGTGTGGCGATCGACTCGAATGGCAGCACCGGCAGTGGTGGCGGCAACACATCCGGCGCGCCGTTCTGGCAATCCAATGACACCACTGGTGTCCAGAACAGCTCGATCTACCTGAACTTCAACGGCCACGGCTGGTGGAACAACCCCGTGGGCGTCTCCACGGCGAATCCGAATAACGCGCGTGCCACCATTGCCGTCCCGACGCTGCTGCTGACCCAGCCGAACAACTGGAACGGAGAGGCCGTGCTGACGCGCATCCACATCATGGCGGCGCAGCCCTCCAGCTTCTGGTCGCACGTCGCGGAGCTTCCGCATCTGCGGATGACACGCAACGACAACATCGACGACGGCCAGATCCTGACGCTCGGCTCGGAGCGCTGGTTCATCGCACCGGTGTATCGCAAGAACACCGCGAGCCGCGCCGCGTCGCCCTACAACGGCGCGACCCACTCCGGGACGATCGCGATGGCCGTCCGCTACGACGGCCCCTGATCCTCCACCTTCACCTCAATCGAGAGCTTTGACATGCCCGTCCTGACAGGCATGGTGCTCGATCGCGCCCAGGCTGGCTCACTGAACCCGCTCCTGAGCATCGATGGGTATCAGGTTGCCGCCATCTATCCGTACACCGCCAGCGATACGCCACGAGCTGAGAGAGGCGCACGGAGCTACACCGCCGACATCTCGGTGCCTGCGCAGCGGGCGCTGACCGGCATGCAGGTGCCGAGCTACTTCGAGGACTTCTACTTCCGTGTGCATCTGCTGCCCGGGCGCATCAACCTCGGCAGCCTGGCATCCGAACAGAGCCGCACGATCGAGGTCTGGAATGCGCGGCTGACACCGAACAACTTGGCCTCGATCACCGCCACAGGTGCGGAAGGCATGACGCTGACTGGTCCAGCGCCGGCGCCGACCGTGTTTGCTGCCAATGAATCGCGGCTCTATACGCTCGCGGTCACGCCGAATGGGCCGCCTACCGTGAACGCGACCTTCGTTTTCGCGTTTGCCCTCGACAGTTCCACCTTGCAGGCGACCGGGCGTCGCATCGTCGGTTGGATCTTTGCGCCGAACTGGGTACAGCCGGTTGTCGAACGGCTGGAATGGCTCACCGATGTGATGGAGTCTCATGCTGGGTTTGAGCAGCGCGTGCGCTTGCGCGCCGGGGCCAGGCGCAGCTTCGAGTACAGCGCCCTGGTTGGCTCGGACACCGAGCGTGTAAAGATGGAGAACCTGTTGCTGTCCTGGCAGGCGCGGGTGTTCGGCTTGCCGCTTTGGACCGATGTCGCGCTTGCGGCAAACCCCATTCCTGCTGGCGCGACGTCCATTGCCGTGACGACAGCCAATCGAGACTTTGCCGTCGGCGGCTTGGTGGGACTGGTTCTGGCAACGGAATCCGAGTTCGCCGAGATCACGGCGGTCCTGCCCGCGTCGCTGACCATCAAGAGCCCGCTGGATTCGACCTGGCCGGTTGGCACCAAGATCCTGCCAGTCCAGCCTGCAAGGGTGCAGAACGAACTCGGCCTGACCTACCTGAGCGATGCCATCGGTCGGGCCACGGTCCGCTTCCAGCTCGAGGACGAGTGGTTGCTGCCCGCTGCCACCGAGACACTGGATTACCGGGGCTACCCCGTCCTGCTCACCGCGACCAACTGGACCGAGGACGTCGATACAGACTACGCCCGCAAGCTCAACGAGCTGGATTTCCTGACGGGCCGACGCGCCATCGATGACCTGTCGGGGATTGGCACCGTGCGCCGGACGCATCGCTGGCTGATCAGCGGACGCGCCGCGATCGCGGCGTTCCGGTCCTGGTTGGCCGCTCGCGCAGGCAGACTGACGGCGTTCTGGATGCCCAGTTTCCAGTCGGACCTGAAGGTAGTAAGCCCCATCGGCGCCTTCGACTCGGCCATCACCGTGGAGAACCGCGCCTACGCCGCCAACGTGCCGGCCACCGTTGGGCGGCGCGACATCATGATTGCCACCACGTCCGGCAGCCGCTACTACCGGCGCATCACGGGCGCCACAGCTCTTACACCCAGCACTGAAAGCATCGCCATCGACAGCGTGGTGGGCGCGGCACTGCTGCCAGAGCAGATCCGGCATGTGTCGTTCATGAAGCTGGTGCGCCTGGACAGCGATGCCATCGAACTGGCTCACCACACTGACGATATGGCGGAGGTGTCCATCTCCGTCAGAAGCGTTCGGGATGACACATGACCTACGCCAGCCGAGAAGCATCTATAGACGCCAGCAGTCCAGTGGAGTTGTACGAGTTTCGCCGCGGCGGTGAAACCTGGCGTTACACCAGCGCCGCGCAGGATGCGACTTATGCGACCTACAGCTACAGCGCAGTGCCGATCAGTCGCGGCAGCATCGAACAGACCACTGAGATCGGCAAGGCGGGACTACGCATCACCTTTGCGCGCGATGTCGAGGTTGCCCAGGGCTTCATTTCGACACCGCCGTCAGAGATCACCTTGCTCACGCTGTACCGGCAACATCGCGGTGATGGCGAAACTGTCGCGGTATGGATGGGTCGTGTGCTCAACGCGGAATGGCGCGAATCGGTCGTCGAGCTCAACTGCGAGCCGGTTTACACCAGCCTGCAGCGCATCGGCCTGCGGCGGCTGTATCAACGCAACTGCCCGCATGTGCTCTACGGAACGGCGTGCGGGGCTAGCGCGGTAGTGTTCCGGGTCGCAGGGACTGTCACCTCGATTGCCGGCACATTACTGAGTGTTCCGGCCGCAGCAGGGTATGCCGTCGGGCACTTCGCGGGCGGCTACGCGACCTGGGCGGCCAACGGCATCACCGAAAAACGCATGATCGTCGGCCACAACGCCGATGCCATCACCTTGTCGGCCGTGCCACCGGGACTCGCCATTGGCGATGCCATCTATCTGTACCCCGGCTGTGATCGAACTTTGAGCACCTGCCACGCTAAGTTCGGCAACAGCGCCAACTTCGGCGGATTCCCGTTCATTCCGACCAAGAATCCCTTCGGTGGCAGCCCGATTTACTGAGACCAAGTAGCTGAGGGATTCCTATGTGGGCCGCTATCGCCGTTCTGATCGTCAGCGTACTGATTCAGTACGCGTTGCAACCCAAAACACCACAGCCCCAGGCCGCAGAACTCAAAGACTTCGATGCGCCGACCGCCGATGAAGGCCGCCCCGTGCCGGTCGTGTTCGGCAGTGTGCTGGTGAAGAGCGCCAACGTGGTGTGGTACGGCGATCTGCGCACCACGCCGATCAAATCCAAAGGTGGAAAGAAATGACCGACATTCTGGTGACCCATTGCGACATGCGTCGCCTGGGCTATTGCAATCGTGGCGCGCGGGAGTGGTTCGCGCGCCACCAGCTCGACTGGAGCCTGTTCATCGACCAAGGGCTGCCAGCGCCCATGTTGCTGGCAACCGGGGACAGCATGGCCGAGGACGTAGTCGCCGCCGCCCGAGAACGCATCGCCTCCGAGGTGCACGATGGGCGGTAGCAGCAAATCGCAGACGGTCGGCTACCGCTACTACCTGGGGATGCACCTCGCCATCTGCCACGGACCGGTCGATGCCATCACCGAGATCCAGGTCGGCGAGCGCCAGGCCTGGAGCGGCAACCTCACAGCCAGCGGACGGATCACGGTCAACATGCCGGAGCTGTTCGGTGGCGAGAAGCGCGAAGGCGGTGTCTCCGGTGCCATCGATGCCGCGTTTGGCCAGGCGGCGCAGACACCGAATGACTACCTCGTCTCGAAGATCGGCTCGCCACAGCCTGCCTATCGCGGGATTCTGAGCCTGATTCTGCGGCAGGTGTACATAGCCGCGAACAACCCCTACATGAAGCCATGGGCGGTGCGCGTGAAGCGCTGCTTCCGCGACTGGTACTCCGCAAAGGCGGAGATCAACGGCGCGGCCAACCCGGCGCACATCGTCTATGAGTGCCTGACGAATGCCGCCTGGGGCATGGGCTATCCGACGGCCAGCATCGACGACGCCTCGTTTCGTGCGGCGGCTGATGTGCTCTACACCGAAGGGTTCGGCCTGAACATGATCTGGCTGCAGCAGAGCAAGATCGAGCAGTTCATCAAGGAGATCATGGATCACATCGGCGGCGTGCTCACGACCTCGCCGTCGACCGGGCGCTTCGTCCTGAAGCTGGTGCGCGCCGACTACACCGTCTCGACGCTCCGCGTCCTGAACCCGGATAACGTCATCGAGCTGGAGAGTTTTCAGCGGGCTGCGTGGGGTGAGACGACCAACGAGATCGTGCTCATCTACACCAAGCCAGACACCTTCAAAGAGACCAGCATCGCGGTCCAGGATCTGGCCAACATCCAGGCGCAGGGCGCCGTGGTATCGCAGACACGGCGCTACCCCGGCATCACCTCGGACAACCTTGCTGCCCGGGTCGCCATGCGCGATCTGGCCGTCGTCTCCACGCCGCTTGCCAAGGTCCGCTTGAAGGTGAACCGAGCAGCCTGGAATCTCTATCCGGGTGATGTGTTCAAGCTGGAGTGGCCAGCGCTCGGGATCGCCGGTCTGGTGATGCGGATTGCAGGCGTCGATGGTGGCTCACTCACCAACGGCGCCATCAGCATCGACGCGATCGAGGATGTGTTCGGACTGCCCTCGGCGGCCTACACCGCCTCGCAGCCCACGGGATGGACCGATCCGGTTCCCGCGCCGACGGCGACCACGCCTCGGCGTCTGGTCGAGGCCCCGTACTGGGACGTTGCCCGTGCACTGTCCGCAGCAGAGCTAGCCTACCTCGATGCCACCGACTGCTTCCTGCAGACTCTGGGCGGGCGCCCAGTACCGGGCGCCATGAACTACGACTTGTATAGCAAGACAAGTTCGGCATCGACTTACAACCAGCGCGGCCAAGGTGAGTTCTGCCCCACGGCGGTGTTGGCTTCCAGCCTCGCGCAAGAGGTCACCAGCACGGCCACCTACAGCGGCGAACTCGACATCGATCTGGTCGCCACCGGGACCTATGCCTACATCAACGACGAAGTCGTCCTGGTCACCGCGATCAACACGACCACTCAAAGCCTGACGCTGACCCGTGGCGTTATGGATTCCGTGCCGGTCAGCCACGCGGTAGGCAGCCGGATCTGGTTTGCCGATGGCGCGCAGGGTGTCGATCCGACCGAATACGCCGCTGGGGAAACGGTCAATGCTCGTCTGCTCACCGTGACCGGAAAAGGCACGCTGGCACTGGCATCGGCTCCCACCGACTCCCTCGCGATGAACCGCCGCCAGAATCGCCCGTACCCGCCCGGCAACGTCAAGATCAACAACGTGGCCTACCCGGCGGTCGCCAAGGGTGACTTGGTCATCTCCTGGGCGCACAGGGACCGGCTGAGCCAGACGGTGAGCCTGGTGTCCCAGACCAACGGCAACATCGGCCCGGAGGCTGGCGTGACCTACACGCTGCGCATCTACGGGGAAGCGGGCAGCCTGCGGCGTACCTACAGCGGCCAGACCGGCACCAGCCAGACCTACACATTGGCCGACGACACCGCCGATTCCGGTCTTGGCCGACCCAATGCTGCGCTGCGCATCGAGCTCGAGTCGAATCGCTCCAGCGTGATTAGCCTGCAGAAGCACTCGATCACCTTCGAACGCGCGGGCTATGGACTTTCCTACGACAAGTACTACGGAGGCATCTGATGCCCGCAATCACTGATCCGAACCTGGGACTCAACTACGGCTGGACGCTCGGCGAAAGCGGCTGGGGCGCCGGCATGGACGCCAACCTGAAGCGGCTGGGCGCCGTGGTCAGCCTCTCGGTAAAGGACCGCGATCTGGCCACACCACCTGCCAGCCCGGTGAATGGCGACCGTTACCTCATTCCCGTTGGTGCCACCGGCGTCTGGAGCGGCAAAACAGACCAGATAGCGGCGAGGATTGCCGGCGCATGGGAGTACCACGCCCCCAAGATCGGCTGGCTGTGCTTCATCGAGGACGAAGCAGTGCTCTCGGCCTACAAGGCCACTGGTTGGAGCCCCGGCATCGCCATCTGAACCCTTTCCATCGAATCCCAGAAACCCGCCCTCGTGGCGGGTTTCGCATTTTTGGAGCCTGCCCATGACCGACCCACAACAACCTGTCCTGGTCGACAACATGCTCCTCCTGCGCAAGGAGGACTTCGACGACCTGCTGGAACGCGCCGCTGAACGCGGTGCCAAGCGAGCCCTGGCCGATGTTGGCCTGGATGGCGACGACGCCGCTCACGACATCCGCGAACTGCGCGGACTCCTCGATGCCTTCAACACCGCCAAGCACACCGCATGGCAGACCGTCATCAAGATGGTCACCACCGGATTCCTGCTGGCACTGGTGGCGGGCGCGCTCATCAAGCTCAAGGTGTTCGGAGGTGGCCAATGATCGAGACACTGCTTGGCGGTCTGCTCGGCGGTGCCTTCCGCCTGGCGCCCGAACTCCTCAAGTGGCTCGACCGCAAGGGCGAACGCGGCCACGAACTGGCGATGCAGGACAAGGCGCTCGAATTCGAGAAGCTGCGCGGAGCTCAACGCATGGACGAAATCGGTGCCGGTGCCGATGCGGCGTGGAACGTGGGTGCGATAGAAACGCTGCGCGATGCCGTTCGCACCCAGGGCGAGAAAACTGGAGTCCGCTGGGCCGATGCCCTATCGAGCAGCGTGCGTCCGTTGATCACCTACTGGTTCATGACGCTGTACTGCGCCGCCAAGACGGCTGCCTTCGTGGCTGCCATCGAAGGCGGCGCCGAATGGGGCGTCGCCATCGTCCATGCTTGGACCGATGCCGACCAAGCGTTGTGGGCCGGGGTGCTGAACTTCTGGTTCCTCGGGCGTGTGTTTGATCGGGTACGGCCATGATCGATGTGCCCAAAGCGGCCATCGAGCTGGCCAAGCGCTTCGAGGGGTTCGAACGCAAGGTCAAGCGCGGAATCGAGACTAGCGCCGTTCCGTACATCTGCCCCGCAGGTTTCTGGACGATTGGCTACGGTCACCTCTGCGACCCTAAGCACCCGCCGATCACAGAGGCGGAAGCCGAGGTCTATTTGGCGCGTGATCTCCAATCGGCACTTACCGCCACGCTGCGCTACTGCCCTGTTCTGGCCACCGAGCCCGAGGGGCGGCTCGCTGCCATCGTGGATTTTACGTTCAACCTCGGCGCTGGGCGGATACAGACGTCGACGCTGCGACGGCGCATCAACCAGCGGGACTGGGCTGCCGCCGCGACAGAGCTGCGCCGATGGGTCTATGGAGGCGGGAAAGTGCTGCCAGGACTCGTCACGCGGCGTGAGGCTGAGGTCGCTTTGCTACTTCGCAACGCCTGATTGCAGAAGCTCGAGGCAGAGCTTGGCTTTCCAGCCGAACAGCGCGTTCATGTCATCCACGCCAACAAGGAGCATTAATCATGAGTAACCGATTCAAACGCGCCGTCATTGACGACGTGACGCCGCGCAACATCGACGCCAGCCAGCAGGACTACCTTCTTGATCTATTCGAATCGGCCATGAAGTCGGTAGCCACGACGCTGGTGCGCGAGGCCAAGCTCGACACGTCAGATTTTGCTACGGCAAAAACACGGGGCTGCGAAGGCTTTGCGCTAGTCTTGAGCCGGGTTCGTACCGACTCACGCACCGAGTGGCTTGGTACGTTTCAGCGTGGCGAACAACACCTCGATGTCATTGGTCATCTTGAGTAAAGACCATCAATCTGTGGTTTCTGGCACATCCCAATCAGCCAGCCGAGCTTCGCCCGTCTGATAGAACTGCTTCACCAGCTTCACGTACTCCAGAAAATCCCTGTTCTCCGTGGCCAGTCGATTGGCCATATCCCAATCGATCTCGTCCCTTTCACGGGCCGGAATCAAGACCTGACTTTCTGCCGGATTGTCGGCATCCAGTTTGATCAAACCGATGCCATGTGCCGCAAACAACATGCGCAGTTCTTTGAGCGTGTCCTGCCCCTCGATCTCCGCCGCAACCAAATAGCCGAAGTTCGCCCACGACGAGTTCGAGACGGCCTGGAAAAAGCATTCGCGCACGTTCGACCGGTTGATCAGCAACTTGGCCTCGAATGACCACAGCTTTGTGCGCTTGTCTGAATACTGGTTCACGCAGTCCCGCACCTCCTGATGCCATTCCGCGCCCAAGTCCTCCATCCCGACCACGTCCGGGTATAGCCAACGGTTGCCGTTTGGCCCACGCTTGTTCGATGAGCGCTTCTCGTCAATGCGCTTTGAGTAAACTCCAAACTCCTCCCACAGATACAGCGAAAGCAGCGGGTAGAGCGCGTGTTCTCCCTGCGACTTTCCACTTGCGTCTGCAGCAGGAGTGGCAATCACGCTCTCGACCGCAGCCACTTCAGCGACATCAGACATTGTCGAGTAGTAATACTTGCGTGGCCGCCCCTCGGTCGTCTTTAGCTCCGGGTTACGTTTCTGCAAGCGAGGTCGCTGAGAACTGATCTCCGCAACCAGTTGTTGAACCAAGTCGGCATCGGTCTTGATGTAATCGCCCCGGCTATTGGATCGTTTCTCTTGGCATTCGGCAGGATAAGTTTCAAAAATCCACTCAGCGATCTGTCGAGCGGAGAATTTCTGTTCTGGATGCGTGGCCAGGTAGTCCACAACCACTTTGCCGAGGTTAAGTGCCATCTATGTTTCCCCAATCTTCTTTGGTCTCAAGCCGGGACAGCGTCCAAGTTGTCGGCCCGGGCTTTGTTTGAATTGTCCTGAATGAAAGTGACGTCGAATGCTGGCGAAGCTGGCAACATGAGTTGGCGCTTTGTGAGGCAAAACGGCAGCACCCAAAGCCGCATCCCATTCGCCTTCGGAAATTCGAAGACAGGCAGCGGTTCTGCAAAGGCGTCCGTCTTGGGGTAGATCAATATGATGTCCCCGTTGCCGTCCAGGTAGTGATGACCATAGGCGTACAGCTGATAGAAATCTGCCTGGCTGAGTTGGTATTTCTCTCGCCCGTTCTTTTTCGCTGAATCCAGTAGCTTCCACTTCGTGTCCAAGACCAAGCGTGTGTTTTGCTTCTGCTTGACCAATAAGTCGGGCTTCAAGCGGAACCATCGTTGATCGTCGTGCGCAACGAGGTGCTGACTGCTTGCCTGTGCCTTCAAGACGAAGTCATCGCGTAACTGCCTCGCCAAGTGCTTCTCGACATACGCCTCAAACACGGCCTCCATCGGAAATAGCAGCGAAGGGGCGTGATGCTTTCCCATCCCAGAGATGGGGCTAAGGCCCTGCAGAATTAGCTTCGTCCAGTCCAGTGCAGACTCGTAGTAGCCCATGCCTCGGTCCAGCCTGATCCGTTGAATGTCCATGGCGACATCAACTGACAGTGGAACTTCCGCGAAGACAAAACCGAGTTCGCGTGCGACACGCTGGCTCTCCTGTGACCGGCACAGGGTCAGCACATGGCGAAGTGCGCTGTGAATCAATCTGTTCTCTGCGCGGTCCTGCGAAAACTCGTCATGCTCGGTGACGAATCGATCTCTCCTGACCAGATTCTGGGAGATCTGTCGAGCTACCAACAACCGGCCACGAAGTGCAAAAAGGTTATCCTGTCGCGCGACATAGTCACTGCGCAGTCCGCGCTTGACCAGCGAACCGACGGCCATCAGGAACTGCTGGATGAACACCTCCAGGAGAGGCATGCGTTCCGCGACCAAGTCCGCGTTGGCTGTTCTGATGTGTCGAAACTCGGCCAGGCACTTCAACATCTCGATCAGGAGCGCACGCGCCTGCTCAGGCGAAGTATCCCTTCCGGTCTTTGGCAGTACCTCGATCTGATATCCGCAAGGGGCGCGAATAACGCCGACATAGCTGGTGACCTGTATGGCCCGCTGGCCATTCAATTGAGTCGGCTTGAGCCAGCCAGGGGCATCTTCATCACTTCTAAGGGACTGCGTTTCCAGCCATGCGAAGACACGCTTTGGCACAGCAAGCCCGACCGCTCCGGCCTTTGCTTCGACGACCTTGTCGAACTCAAAGATCGTGAGGGAATTCATCCGGCGGTCACGTCTGGTTTGGCTGCATAAATGCCAACATACGCGTCAGGCTCCTCAAGAGCAGCAGCGTTCAGCTGGTAGCGAGAACGAATCGCGTACTGATCCAGCTCGTGCTCACGACCGAAGAGTGCCAGCAGATCCTCCTCGCGGCCGATTTCATGGACGAACTGATGCTCCTGCTTCGGCTTCTGGTTATCGCCCAGGACCAGTCGAATCTTCTGCCAGTCCTCGAAAAAGTATTCCTCCAGCAGCGGAATGATCTTGTTCCGGAACACTGTCTTCAGCTCGCTGAAGCGATCTTCATCTTTCAGGTCTTTGATGCGCGTGAAGTAGGCATGCCCCACCGTGTGGTCGCGGTCGTACAGGGCCTCGATCCGCTTGTTGAGCATGATCAGTAACTGCTCGATGTTGATGTCCACGCCGTTGTGGGAGACGATGGTGCCCGTCAGAACCGAGGGCTTGGGCATTGATTCAACGAACTCGAATCGACGGCGAAGCGCGGTGTCGACCAGTGCCAATGATCGGTCTGCCGTGTTCATCGTCCCGATCACATCAATGTTCGAAGGCACGCTGAAACTCTCTGCAGAGTACGGCAGCGTTACGGAGACGGGATACTTCGCTCCTTCGCGCTTGTCCACTTCCACGAGTGTGATGAGCTCGCCGAAGATCTTGCTGATGTTCCCGCGATTGATCTCATCGATCACCATCGCGTATTGCCGCGACGGGTTCTTACGCGCCAGGTCACACAACCTCAAGAAAGCCCCTGGCTTGATCTCATAACGTACCTCACCATCCGATGCGGCGGCTGCCTCAGTGTCTGCTGCACGCTTCTTGCCACGCTTGGTGATCACAGGGCGCAGACCCTCGACAAATTCCTCGTACCCGTAGGACTGATGGAAGGTGACAAACTCGTAGCGCTCGCCATATTCGGCATCGGTGTACTCTTTCTCGAGCAAGGCCTGCAAATCAAATGTCTTGCCGGTTCCAGGCGGGCCGTAGTAGATGACGTTCTTTGGCGGCTTGTCGCTTTTGGGCTCGTCTTCAATGTCGTAGTCATCGGGCCAGTAGCCATTGCGCCCGGCACGCGGCCCGAGCTTCGCCGGCCAACTGCCTTCATCTTTGTCAGCAGCCTCGAAGAGCTGAACCAGCTCGCTGGTGAGATCGGTAGACTCCAGCTCATCCAGCCCGGCAAAGGCAGACCAGCTGACCCGGATGCCATCCTTGCGCAAGAACAGCCATCCGACGGGGCCACCTTTGACCGCTCCCTTTTCCTTTCGTCCGAAGCGCAGCTGGCTGTTTGTGGCCCGGGTGAACCACCAGTCCAACCCCATCTCGTTTACTGCACGGGCAAGTCGCCCGAATAGCTCTGTCGTCGTGGCGGTCCACAGTGGTTGGCGTTCGACGAAATCCTCGTGCCCTTGGAAGTGCGCCAGCAGGCTTGCGTTGTCAGCATCAGCAGATAGCCCCAACTGATCAGCCAGATCGTCGTAGCTGATTTTGAAGTTCTTGATGGCCTCCGCGCTCCAGTCGACCAGCGCAGTAAAATCCAGCGCAAGGCCGTCGTTGGCAGACTTGATGGCCACAATGGGCGAAGACTTCAACGGTCCTCGAATCTGCTCGTACTTCTTGCGCAATACCGGGTCATCGACCTTGATATCTACGAGGTCGATCTTGACCACAAAACCAAGGTCGGCGTCGATGCCTACGGTGTAGGCCAGCCCTTCAGGCGCGCTATTTGATGGGTAAATCCGGGCCCAGTTGTAGGGAATGAACTTCTTCTGCCATTGATCAGTGGGCTTGCGAACGGTCTTGGTCCACCCACCCGTGAAAAGTTGCTGTTGCAGCGCCTCAGCCCACTGCTTGGTGACGTCGTAGGCCTGCCCCAGCTCCTCGTAGACGCGCTGCTGCTCCGGGTTGGTCTTGTCATAGACCGTTCCCTTCCACTTGTTCAGCAGCTTGAAATGGTCATTGTTGAAATAGTTCTGTGCCATCGTCTCAAATCCCTTCTACGTCCATGCCGTGTTCTGCCAACCAGATCTTTCGCCGCTCGAAATCAGGAAGTGCGCGTTCGACCCGCTGCCAGAACTCTGGCGTGTGATGCGGTTGATGCAGGTGCGCCAGTTCATGTACGACCACGTACTCGGCGATGCGCGGCGGCAACAGGATGGTCTTCCAGTGAAAGTACAGCCAGTCGCCTTTGCCGCATGATCCCCAGCGGTAACCCAGATCCTGCACCTTCACGCCAACAGGCCGGACCTCCATGCGTGCCACATAGTCCTGCACCTTGTCCCACAGCCAAAGCTTGGCCCGGCCGCTGTACCACTGAACCAAATGGTGCCGGGCGTTTTCGACCAGGTCGCGGCGCAACAGGAAGCGGCCATTCAGCAGTTTCAAAGCCACATCCTGTTCATCCACCAGTCGCAATCGGTAGCTACGACCCAGGTATAGAAAACCCTCGCCATCGACGTAACTCTTGGTCGGTACTGCCTTTTGCAGCCGATCTTTCTCCGCCAGCTTGGTGTAGATCCAGAAGCGCTTTTCCAGGACGAACTCGCGCAGACGTTCTTCTTCCACATCGGGCGGTGCCGACAGCACCAAATCGCCGCTGCGATCCACGGTGATCTGCAGCGTTCTGCGCCGACTGCTGGGTTTCAGCTCGAAGGAGAGATCGTCTACGGTCAGCACGCTCATGCCTTGATCAACCTCTCATGGTTGGCGCGGGCCAATTCCAGCAAGCGATCCTTCAGGGCTGAGACATCACCGGGCGCAACTAGCCTCGAAGTGCGCAGCGTTCTGAAGATGCGCGCCCCCAAAGCGTCCTGAGCTGGCCGCTTGTGTGGTTCCCAGAAGGTGTCGGTCAGTTCGCCGGCAATCATGTCGACTAGCTCTACGGTCAGGTCGCGAATCTTGAGCAATTGCTCATCCGTCGGTGGCTCGCTCCCCAGTACGGCCTCCAGCAGCATTCGCAGGAACGGTAGGTAATGCTCGGGCATGTCAGCGGGTGCCGCATCGTCACTGATGCTCCCGGCACGCATTTCGTTGATGATCTTCTGCAATGCGGCAATCAGCTCATCCCACTGATCCGCCAGCGTTTTCAAAATCTCACTCAGCCGCTCACTGAGCTTGCGGAACAGCACCGGGTCCTCATCCAGATGTTTGCGGATGTGAGAGCGAATGGCGTGCTCCATCTCCGACGCCTTGGCGCGGTCATTGGCCTGGCGCGACAGATGCGTGTCGAACTCCGCGTCGGTCAGTGCAATCGGCGGGATCTTCGGATCGATGCCCAAGGAAATCACATGGTCATCGATCAGCTTGCGGACCTTGGCGCCGACATCCTTGCCGAGAACCGGCGTGTCCTTGTAGCGGTTGCGGGCTCGGGCGTAGATGTACGAGAGGGTCTTGGCGTCCTTGGAGAAGGGCAAGCCTTCCGGGCGCGGCAAAACCATGTCCAGCGAACCCAGGAACTGCTTGAGTTTCACGGTGAACTCTGCACGCAGTCGTTCGTCCGCCAGCACTTCAACGCAGGTCTCCACGTCATCCAGTGACTCGATGTCGCGGCTGCGGAACAGGTCCACCACACGCAGGTGCCGATCGCGCAGCGCCGGCACTTCGTCTTTCAGGCTCTGCAATGCCCCCTGAATGTCCTCGTCAGCGTAGGCGGCCAGAGCTTCCTTCAGGTGTTGGGCGACGCCGTAGTAATCCACCACGATGCCGCAGCGCTTGCCGAAGCCGGTGCGGTTCACGCGAGCAATGGCCTGCAGCAGCTCCGCCTCGCGGATCGGCCGATCGAGATACATCACGCCTTCAATCGGCGCATCGAAGCCGGTCAACAGCATCGACTTCACGACCAGGAAAGCCAGCGCGTCGGTCTTCTCCGGCTTGGTGTGGAACAGCGGTTTCTTGAAGCGCTTGATCCGTGTCTCGTTGGCCGCCGCGTCGGTCCACTGCTTCCAGGCCGGATCGTCGTTGTTGCCACCGGAGATCACCGCCGCGAACTCGATCTTCTTCAGCGTGTCGCGATAGCGCCAGGCTTGCACAATGGCCTGCACCTTGGGCGGGCGCTGACACAGCGTTTCGTCGTCCAGCGCCTTGTCTTCGGGTGGTAGCGCTTCGGCCTCGGCCAGCAAATCGGCCCTGGCCGTTTCAAACGCGGCTACGTAACGCACAGCGGCCAAGCGGCTGTAGGCCACCACTTGAGCCTTGTAGCCATTGGGCAGAATGTTGGTCACGTAGTGGCGCAACATGTCACGTGCCTTGTCCGCGATCAGCAGCGGGGCGTCGAAGATCTGGCCCTTGGTGGCGTACTTCTGCTTGATCGCCTCCAGATCTTCCGCGCTGCGCTCGCGGAACAAGTCCTCGAACAGATCATCCAGACTGGCACCGTCTTTGACCGCACCCTGCGCGGTGCGCCCCTCGTACAGCACGGGTACTGTCGCACCGTCTTCCTCGGCCTCTTTGATCGTGTAGCGGTCGATGAATTCGCCGAATATCTCGTGGGTGCGCTTCTTGTCACCCATGATGATCGGCGTGCCGGTGAATCCGATACGCGCGCAGTTGGGTAGCCCCGCCAGCAGATTGGCGTGCAGATCGCCTGCCTGGGTGCGGTGCGCTTCATCCACAAGCACGAGGATGGTCTCGTCCTCGTTCAACACTTCAAACGTTTTCGCCGCAGGCTTGGCCACATAGGTTGAAGCCGCTGGCTCCTTCACGCCCATTTGCCCGTCGTGCCAGCCTTCCGGAATATCCTCCTCGGTCAGGCCCGGCTCACCGGCGGCATCTGGGTCCCGGTACTTCTGGATCGTGGCGAACAGCAGCCCCGGCCCTTTGCGGCGCACCAACTTCTGCACAGCTACGGTAGAAGTCGCTACCTCAACCACTTCGCCGGTCAGCGTTGCCGTGGCGCTGAGCTGGTCCTGCAAGTCTTTGCGATCGGTCACCACCACCACTTTGAAACGGCGCAGGGCGGCATTCGTGCGCAGCTTGCGCACCAGGAACACCATGGTCAGCGATTTACCAGAACCCTGGGTGTGCCAGATCACGCCACCGCGCCGGTCGTACTCGCCATCCTGCAGACGCGTCTTGCCGCTCTGCAGGCGCTCGATCGCCTTGTTCACGGCGCGGAACTGCTGATAGCGACAAGCCACCTTGATGGTCTGACCACCTGCCGGCATGAACAGGGTGAAGTGGCGCACGATGTCCAGCAGGTTTGCTTGGGTGAGCATGCCCGCTACCAAGCGTTGCTGCTCGGAAAGATGCTCAACGCCAAGGCTGGCCGCGACGTCTGCCTCTCGCGCCGGGGCTACCGTCTTCCAGCTTGCGAAGTGCTCGAACAAGCCGCCGATGGTGCCCACGCGCGCCTCGTCAAAGCTGGTCGCGATCAACAGCTGATTGGTGAAGAAGAGCGGCTCGTTGCCCTCAAAGTCTTCCACCTCGTAGTTGGCGTGCCGCTGGTTGCTGTAGCGGCGCAACTGGTCAATCGCCTCGGCCAGTGGTTCCGGGACGGACGGGCTCTTGCACTCCACCACCACTAGCGGAATGCCGTTCACCAGCAATACCAAGTCCGGCACGATGAAGGCCTTACCGCTGTTGTAGCCGGGCGGGCAATCCACGCGGTACTGGTTAACGACCGTGAAGCTGTTGTTCTCGGGAGTGTCCCAGTCGATGAAGCGGATGGTGTGGCCACGTCCGCCGTCCCAGCCGGGCAGGCCATCAACGGTGATGCCGAGCAACAGCAATTCTGTCGCCGCCTGATTGGCCTCGATGAGCTTGGGCCGCGCAATGCGCGTGATCGCGGCGACGGCCTCTGACAGGCGTTCGTCATCCAGCCAGGGCGCGAGCACCCCATCGACTTCACGCAGGTTGATGTCGGCCAGTTTTTTGCGCAGCACGCCTTCCTGGATCACTTCGGTGAAGCTGCTACGCCCGGTGACCACGGGGTCGTCAATGCTTCCTTCGATATGCGTCCAGCCCAGACCTTCCAGTTGCGTGACGAACGGCTTTTCTACGTCTTCGAGTTCCCATCCCATATTCCGGCCCTTTTCTTATTGCGCCAGCAACGGCGTGACCCGGACGCGGCCGGTGAGGAGGTCGTCCATGAGGCCCGTTTTTTGAGCCATCAACTTTGCAAGTTGCGCTTCTTCATTTGTAAGGCGCGCATCAATTGCTTGAATCCGAAATCCAATTGCTTCCATCTCCTCCGCTTTTTGCGGTGTCGGCTGCTCCAATCCGAGAATCTGGTCGCGTCCGATACCTGGGATATTTCCTCCGGTCGCCATGCGATTGAACTGCCCCTGCAAACTTTGAAAAACGGCGACCCAATAAGATCTCGTCTTTTCCGCTACTCGAATCGCCATTAATTGTCGGCTGATACATGCCCGTACCCCAGCAACTGCAACCTTGCCACACCCAGATCCTTTAACAGTAATTAGCAAGTCCCCGACCTCACACATAACTTGGGGACGAGTCGTGTATGAAGTAACGACAGTTGTCGCTCCTATGAAATCAGTGGGCCCTGTAAAGTAAGGCACGCCTTTTCCGGCTGCGTTACATAGGTCTGTGGCGATGTGCTGGCCTGAGATAAGAACAATTGAGGCTCCGAGTGGCTTAACATCCCACGCCTTCGGAATCCACCCCAGCGGCGAATCTTGATACAGTTCCGGCGCTTGCTCATAGCTAGGCCGCAACTCACCATTGGCATCCACACCCCGGGTCAGCAGGTCATGCAACAAGCCCTGCTTGACCTGTTTCAGCTTCTCGACTATGGCCTCGGTCTGATGAATGGCTGTGTCGAGGGTGTCGAGGACTTCTGCAATCTTGCGCTGTTGGGAATCACCAGGACAAAAAGCGCTGATGTTCTCCAGAATTTCTTTGTCAACGTGTGGAATTCCGGTGCCATTTGTTTGATTCTTTAGAATTCTCTCTGCGTGCTTTAACAAATGGAAAAAAAATGCCGGATAGAAATGTTCGTCAGGGGTAATTCGCGCCATCGTTGACGCCACAATTCCTTCTTTGGCCTTGAAGAACTCTCCGGCATTCGATCCGTCCCAAAGCAGAATCGTCGCGCCATCGCTAACCCGGACAGCATCACTGCTTGCCTTGGCTGAAATTCCAACAGTTCTGTTTCTTAAGTATTCAGGGCTTAGGTATATTTCCGCCCCCTTGCCGTGAAACGGAATTAACAGGGGAGGCTTACCTTTCTGGATTGAAATATGTTCGCCAAGCTGCAGAAATTCAGACATATTTCAGCCCCTTCAAGAACGCCTGCAACTGTTTGGCTGCCTGATCGCGGTCGTACTCGATCTCGGTGAGCGTGACCTTGTATTTGTCCCACCAGTTTTCGAATGCGGCTACGATTTGCTGACGTTGATTGGTGATGTACCGCTCAACGATGCGCTTCATGTCGTCGTGCAGGATGGTGAGCAACAGCGTGGCGGCTTCCTTAGGCGGCAGCCCATCCACGGCAAGGTTCAGATGGTCGGCGAAAACCTTCTTGCGGTCCGCCAGTTTCTTCTTCACCTCTTTGAGGGCATTGCACAGTTCGTCGAACACTGCGATTTGGTCGAGGATGGGCTGCAGGGTGGCCTCGATGGCTTGCTGCTGCTGCGCCTGAACCAGCAGCTCGGCATCCTGCTTGGCAATCTCGGTCTGTAGAGCCGCGATTTCGGCCGCGTTGGCTTGCTGGGTCTTGGGCTTGTCGAGTTTCTTGAGCGCGCTGGCGTTGGCCTTCTTCTCTTTTTCGATGGCCTTCACCACCCGCGCAATCTCTTTGATCTTGGCCTCAAGTTCCTTCTTCTTGGCCTTGAGCTGGGCCTCATCAACGGCATCGTCGTCCTCGGCCTCAGCGGCTTCGGCGTCTTCGCCACCTTCCTCAGCTGTTGTATCGTTGGCTTTGATCTGCGCTTCCAGCTCGATCTTCCTGGCCTCCAGCGCTTCGAGTTCATCGACGAAGTTGCTCATCAGGAACTTGACCAGTTTGTGTTCCAGCGGGCTCTCCTTGTTGGCCTTGTCTTCCAGCGCGGTGACGATGCTGGTGCGCCAAGCGTCGACCACGCCGTGCGAGCCGCGCGCCATCAGGGTGAGGAAGTCGTACTTGGTCTGGTTCCAGAAACCGGCCACGATGCCACGCACCTGGAAGGGGTTAAGCAGGCCGATCTGCTCCAGCGAGGTGCTGAAGCTGGCCAGTAGCTCATTACGCAGTGCTACAAAACTTTGTGCTCCGGCCAGATCAGTAATGCGCTGGCTGTGGGCTGCCCACCATGCCTCGAAGGCGGCTCGGATAGCGGTTTCCTTGGCCTGCAGCCCGGCGTTGGACTCGATGGCCGGTTTGAGCTCGGTCTTCGCTGTGAATGTGGGTTTGAAGTCGTAATAGGTGGCGTCACGCTCGACGAAGAAGTCCGTCGGGTTCAGGCCGTGTGCATCGAACAGGGCCTTCTTCGCTGGGTGCGCCACCTCGGCCTTCGGAATGCCACCCAGGAGATGAGCGCGCACGTCGTGCGGCTCGGGCAGCGGGGCGTTGTCGGCATAACGGCGGATGTTGAGGTTGTAGCCGTTGGCCTTGAGCGTGGCGTTGTCCACGATGGCCGAAAAGCCCGGCTCTTCCTTGAAGGCCTCAAAGGTGGTGACGATCTTTTCGATGTGCTCCGGCATCAGAAAGTTTTGCGCCCGGCCCTCGAAGTATTCGCGGTCGGCATTGATAAACAGCACTTTGCCTTGGCGATCCTTCGGCTTGCCGCTGACTCGCTCTGCACCGTTCTGCACCCGTTGGCGCAGCACCAGGATGCACGCGGGGATGCCCGTGCCGTAGAACAGGTTGGGGGCGACGCCGATGACGGCTTCCAACAGATCGTTTTCGATCATGCCCGCGCGGATGGTCTTTTCTTCGCCACCCCGGAACAGCACGCCGTGGGGCATGACGGTTGCTATCTGCCCGCCATCGGCCAAAACCGCCACCATGTGCTGCAGGAACATCAAGTCCGCCTTCTTGGCACCGAGTGGCACTTCGCCGTAGCTGAAGCGCTCGGAACGGAACTCGGGTGCCCAGGTGGACTGACCGCTCTGGTCTTTGTCGGTGGTGCCCCAGGGGATGGAAAACGGTGGATTGGTGAGGATGCGGTCGAAGCGGCGCAACTCGCCGCCCTTGACGTGCTGCGGCTTGGCCAGCGTGTCTTCGTTGTGCAAGTCGGCAGTACTGATGCCATGCAGCAGCATGTTCATCTTGGCGATGGACCACACGGTCCCGTTGGCCTCTTGCCCGTACAGGTTGGCCTTGCGGCCTTCCTGACCTTGCTCGTCGATGTATTCCTTTGCCGCGATCAGCATGCCGCCGGAGCCACAGCAGGGATCGTAGATGTGATGGTGCAACTCGGGCTTGATCAGGCGCACCATCATGCTCACGACCGTGCGCGGCGTGTAGAACTCGCCACCTTTCTTGCCGGCGGAGTCCGCAAAGTCACCGATCAAGAATTCATAGGCAGCACCCAGCAAATCGGGGAACTCGAAATCCTCATTGCGCAGGCGGTGCAGGCTGAAATGGGTGATCAACTGTCGCAGTTTGATGTCGGGGATCTTGCTCTGTCCGACCTTGCGGGTGAAGTTGATGTGTTCGAGCACGTCGTAGAGGCTGGTGTTGCCGGTTTCCAGTCCGGCCAGCGCCTTGTTCAGAAAATCACCGGCGTTTTGGTGTGCATCGTTCAGCAGGTATTCGTAGCGTGACTGCGGCGGCACCCAAAACGAGCCTTCTTCCATGTACCAGTCTTTTTGATCGGCACTCTCGATGGCCTCGGCTTCGGTCAAACCTGCCGCCATTTCCTCCTGGATGATCTTTTCGCGGTGCTGGTCGAAGACGTCAGAGCAGCGCTTGAGGAAGAGCATCCCGAAGATGTATTCCTTGAATTCGGAGGCATCCATCTTGCCGCGCAGGATGTCGGCGGCTTTGAAGAGATGGCGTTCTAGCTGTGGCAGAGTTAAGGGCATCGAGTCATTCCTAATCTGATTCGGTCATTCGATTTGTATTGGTATTTGTTGTCATCGCTCACTCGAACAGACTCGATTGCTTGACGACGTAACCTACTGGCTTCTTCCGTTTTTCGATCACGCCTTCGTCGACCAGACGCTGCAACCACGCCTTGGCCTGCGCGCTGGAAACGTCCAGCGCGGCCGCCACTTCGGCGTCTTTCATCGGCGTTCTCAATAGCTGCTGAATCGCGGCGCGCACGGCAGCGAAGAGCACTTCGGCTGGGCTCGATTCCGGCTTCGCAGATTTCTTGGCATCATCTATCGGCGGTATGGCCTCTGGTGCGACTGACGGCGGCTCTTCCAATGCTGGTGCGGGTGGCTGCGCATCGGACACAACGTCGACCGACGCCGATGGCTCGCTCTCGGCCTGGGGCGCTGACGCGGCGTCGCGTGGCACGGGCGCCGTTGGCTTGGCATCAGCCGACGTTGGTTCTTCGTTCGAAAACAGCGCAAAACCAACCTGTGGGGATGCAGGCGGCGTTGGCATCGTCACGTTGAACACGTCCTCGAACGAATCCACGTCTTGCGGGTTCGGCCAAGAAAGTGCGCCTTTCTTTCGCAAACCATCCAATCCGGGTGAAGATTCGCCCGTCGATCGAATAAATACCGGGACGAACTTAAGTTTGTCGAGCTGCTCGACAGCACCCGCCCAAGTGCCACCTTTGTTGAGATCGGAGCTGACCACCAGTGAGGTGTCTGCCAATGCATAGATCAGCTTGTTCCGCTGCATGGCGTTGCCGACATTGAATCCGGCACTCGGGTCGTAGGGCGAAATCAGCACCAGTTGCCCATCGAGCAGCAGATTGCGGTGTTCGCGGTTCATGGTGGTCTTTTCCAGACTATCCGCCAGCACGCCACAAACTTTTCCACCACCCTCGAGCGCGCCACGCATGGCGGCCTGATCGATGCCCTTGGCGCCACCGGAGACAAGCGTTCTACCTGCCCGAGCAGCGAGCCGGCCAATTGCCATGGTGTAGTCGATGAGGGCGTCGTCCACATGGCGCGATCCAACGACGGCAAGCCCGCCGGTTTCGAGCAAAGCCATGTCACCACAGCCGTAGAGCACTGCTGGGGCGTCTTCGCGCAGGCGAGCCTTCAGACGGCGCGGATACTCTGCATCGGCGCGGCTGACCACCCAAATGGCGCGTGCCTGCCAGCGCTCGATCACTTGGCTCAGAAGAAATCCGCGCCCCAACAATTTCTGCAGGCGGCTCTCGTCAATCACCGGTTGGCACGCACGCAGGATCTCAGCTGCGTCCGGCGAGAGGAGATCCGCAGGCTGACGCTGGATTTCGCGCAAATGACGCGCGAGACGTTTGTACTCGCCAGGCGAGAGCAGATCCGATGACGCAGTGCCTCGTCCGGCAATGAGCGGCGCAGTCAGCAGCAGGATCGCCTGGGTGTTGGGTGAGAGGACTGGCGTCATTCGTCGTGCCCCGTCTCTGAAAGGGCCATGGGCCAAACTACGCCACTACCGCTTTTGCGCAGCAGCCATGCAGACACCGTCAGCGTCCACCGCGAGTCGACCATGTCATCCACCAGGAGGACTGGTCCGGGAGGAATGGGCTGGCCGTTGAGTGCGAGCGAACCATCAATGTTTCGCGCCTGTTGTGTACTGTTTGCCATCGTTTTCTGTTCGGGCCTTGCGTCTGTTTTTGCGATGACCATATGAAACGGCAGACCCAGCGCGGCAGCCAAGCGTTGCGCAAAATTCGGCACCAATTCGGGATGCCGAAGCGAAGGAACGCAGGTCACCCAGGTCGGGCTCGGTTGCGGATTCCACTCCTGAATCATCTTCACGCACGCAGCAACGAGGTCATCGGAGAAGTGGCCGTCGTGGTACTTACCCTGTCGAACCAAGCCGCCCCAACCGGCATCGCCCCAGACGCATAGCGCCTTGCCGGATTCGGCCTGATGGGCAGGTGCGATGAATCCCTTGACGCCATACTGGGGCATTCCACCATCGGGCCATTTTTTGCGTGGCTCGATGGGCAAGCTCGTTCGACGAAGAAATTCGACGGCGGCTTTTACCAGCTCGGTATCCACGGTTGCAGGCAATGGCGGTAAGGCAGGTTCTGTGACGACACTTGGATCGCCGTCGAGCGCACCAATCAAAAAGCCCATGTGCTCACCAAACGGCAGGCTGACGTAGTCCTGCATCTGCTGGTGCTCGTCTCGCCGTAGCGCGGTGAGGCGTTCTGCTCGATCCCAGAACGCTTCACTCAGCGTTGCCGCCGTGAGCTGCCACTTGCTGCCTTGCTTGGCGATGGGTGCCGGCGCTTCGAGGGAAAGCAGTGCAATCGTCTTGTCGACACGTCCTTTGCTCAGATTGACTCGACTGAGCAGCTCGGGAACAGATAGCCCGTTGGGCTCGTCTTCAAGCGCTCCCAGGACGTCGGCAACTTCTTGTCGGGTTGGGAAGGCACTCCGGATAAACCAGTCAGTGATGTCAGACTCTTCCTGACCACTGAGGAGTACTCCATAGGCGGAGTCCAGTGCGCGTCCCGCGCGACCAACCTGCTGGTAGTAGGCGACGACCGATCCCGGCATTTGGTAGTGGATGACAAACGCCAGATCCGGCTTGTCGTAACCCATGCCTAGCGCTGTTGTGGCAACCAGCGCTTTGACTTGGTTGTTGAGCAGCGCCTGCTCAAGCTGTTCTCGGCGATCGCCGGTTTCACCAGTGTAGGCTTCCACATTGAAGCCTTGGGTCTTCAGCCATTGCGCCACTTGATTGGCATCACGAACCGTCAGCGTGTAGATGATGCCGTGGCCCTGCAGCGTGGCCAGTTGCTCTGCCAGCCAGGCAAGGCGCTCGGCCTGGCTGGGCAGGCGGATCGTTTGCAGGGAAAGCGAGGTCCGATTTAAGTCGCCACGCGAGACGTCCAGCTTCGGACCGAGCACGGCAGCAAGGTCCTCCATCACGCGGTTATTCGCTGTTGCCGTGGTGGCGAGCAGGCGCAGGTTTGGCGGCAGCGTTTTGACGATCCGCTCCAACAGGCGATAGTGAGGGCGGAAGTCGTGGCCCCAGTCGGAAATGCAATGTGCCTCGTCGATGACCAACATCGAAATTTGTGCAGCGATGCCGGCCAGAACCTGCGTCCGAAAGCGCTCGTTCGCCAGGCGCTCCGGCGAGATCAAGAGAATGTCGATCTCCCCCTTGGCCAGCTTGCCCTCGACTGCTGTCCAGTCGTCCATGTTGTCGGAGTTGATGGTGGCTGCGCGAACCCCCATCCGCTCTGCCGCTGCGATCTGGTTTCGCATCAGTGCCAGCAGCGGCGAGATCAGTAACGCAGGGCCGGCTCCAGCTTCCCGCAGCAACTTGGTCGCGATGAAGTAGACAAAGCTCTTACCCCACCCGGTCTTCTGCACGACCAGCAAGCGGCCTTTGCCTTCGACGATGTGACGAATGGCATCTTCTTGGCCGTCGCGGAAAGTGGCATCGGCGCGTCCGGAACCGATCCGGAGCAATTCCAACGCGCGTTTTGGATCGTAGGCCATGTTATTGCTCTCCCTTGTTTTGGTCGGGCGAGCGGTACCCCGGCGCCAACACAGCGTTCTTGACGCCGTACAGCGCCAGGTGATCTTTCAGCCAGAGCCTGAATTCATAACCGCGCAGACTGTGGTCCGGCGAGCAGTCCACACTCCACTGCCGCAAGATGTATCCGGCGGTGGCAGCACGCAGCTTCATCCGCAGAGACCCGCGAACCATGCCGTAATCCATCTCCGTAATTTCAGGGCGGGGCTGGTCCGGGTGCGGCACCATCTCCAGCTCCACGATCCGGGTCCATTGGATGTCCTGATCACTGCGCTCATGGGGCTGCACATCTGCATCCCTCATAAGGACCGGGCGCTTGATCCGGGTGATGACGAAATCCCGGAACTCCTGCGACTTCCGGTCGAAGGCGCGAACGTGCCAACGGAGGCCGTTGTCGATCAGCGCGAACGGGACGATCTCCCGCTCGGTGCGGCCACTGGAGATGGAGTGGTACTCGATGCCGAGCGGACACTCCTGGTGGATCGCACGGGTCACGCTCGCCAACACATCCAGATCCGGATGCGTGAGCCGTGACGGGCTCTCGCTGGCCACCCACGCCTTGAGCCGCATCGGCTCACCATCGCCAAAGCCCTGGGTCAGCCACGACAGCACCCGCTCCGGGGGGAAGTCGAATACGGGCCGGAAGTCCGGCCCCAGGACGTAGGACTTGCCCTTGGGGTCGTAGTCGATGTTGCCCGGGGCCAACTCTTTGTACAGCGCCAGATCCCTGGATGCGGCGGCGGACTGGATGCCAAACCGCGTGACCAAGTCCTGGCGGCGTATCTCCCCGATGAAGCGCACGCGCAACTCCACGAACGCGAGCCGGTCGCGTTGTGGCTGGGTTAGATCTGCAAGCTGTTCGTTCGACATCCTGGCTGGCTCGTTCGGGTTAGCGAATGCTTGTACGGGTTATTGCGGAAAGTATATGGTCTGTCCTAGAATCTGTCCATGACTCTATTTTGATTTGTGTGTGCGTCGTATTGTGATAACCACAAGCGGCGCAGCGATAAAAGGATCGGTACGGGCGCCATGCAAAATTTCGCAGAGCTTCACCTAAAGCCAGAGACGCTGGCGCGACACGATTTCAGCCTCGGGATTGCGCTGATGATCGCCGGCATTGCATGTGTTCATCAGTTTTTGGGAGGGCGTTGAAAATGGTGGAATCGAAGGAGGACTCGACGTCACCTGCCTTGCTGCGCGTCCTGACGCTAGACGGCGGCGGTGCCAAGGGCTTTTACACACTGGGGGTACTCAAGGAAATCGAGGCTATGGTCGGGTGCCCACTGCACCAGAAATTCGATCTGGTGTTTGGGACCAGCACAGGCGCGATCATCGCGTCACTGATTGCGCTCGGCCACGACGTCGATTCCATCCTGCAGCTTTACCGCAAGCACGTGCCTACCGTGATGTCACAGAAGACCGCTCCGGCCAGGTCGCAGGCATTGAAAAATCTGGCGAGCGAGGTCTTCGGCGATACAACGTTCAGTGATGTGAAGACGGGTGTCGGTATCGTCACGGCCAAGTGGCTGACCGAGCGCCCGATGATCTTCAAGGGCAGCGTTGCCCAAGCGCATGGACGTGTCGGCACGTTCGTCCCAGGCTTTGGTGTAAGCATCGCAGACGCCGTCAAAGCATCGTGCTCGGCTTACCCGTTCTTTGAGCGGACGATCGTAAGAACATCAATGGGTGAGGACATCGAGCTGATCGATGGCGGGTACTGCGCAAATAACCCGACGCTGTACGCGATCGCCGACGCAGTCCAGGCACTGCAAAGTGACCGCAAGGACATCCGGCTGGTGAGCGTTGGCGTGGGTGTCTACCCCGACCCGAAGCCGAGCTTCCTGATGAGGCTGGCGAAGAAATATCTCGTTAGCGTGCAGTTGCTGCAGAAGACATTGGAAATCAACACGCAGTCGATGGACCAACTGCGGCAGATCCTTTTCCATGACATACCGACCATTCGGATCAGTGACTCCTACGTCACCCCTGAAATGGCGACCGATCTTCTGGAGCACGACCTCAATAAACTGGACATCTTGTTCCAGCGAGGGCGGGAGTCGTTCGCGTCACGGGAGCAGCAGCTTCGCGAGTATTTGATATAGCCAGGGGGGAAGATGCCTATTCCAGAATCACAGCTCGAAACGTGGTCCCATCAGGGATCAATCACCCAGTCGAGCAACACCTATAACGCGATCAAAACCGTCTTGGAGGCGAGCACCACGCCCTACGCCGGCAAGAATTTCAAGGTGTTCCTTCAAGGCTCATACGGCAACGACACGAATATCTATGCCGAGAGCGACGTGGACATCGTCATTCGGCTCGATGACTGCTTCCATAGCGATCTCGAATCGCTGTCCGATGACGAAAAGTCGGCCTACAAGCAGGCATTCAGCGACGCGACCTACACGCACACCGACTTCAAACGGGACGTGCTGTCGGTGCTTGAAGACCAATACGGATCAGCGGTGAAAACTGGCGACAAGGCAATTGCCATCGATGCGAGCGGATCACGGCGCAAGTCGGATGTGATTGTCGCGACGCAATTCCGGCGGTACTTCAAGTTCCGGTCAGCGAGCGACTCCGAGTACGTCGAAGGCATCTGTTTCTTCAACGCTGCCGGCGAACGAATTGCGAACTACCCGAAGCAGCATTCGGCAAATTTGACGGCGAAGCATCAGGCCTCGTCGAAGTGGCTCAAACCCATGGTTCGTGTGTTGAAGAATATTCGCAGTCGGATGGTTGACGAAGGCTTGATCAAGGCAGGCGTCGCGCCGTCGTACTACATCGAGGGCCTGCTGTACAACGTACCGAATGAGAAATTCACCCACAGCCTCGAGGACTGCATGGTCAACATCCTCAACTGGTATCGGCGGGATGCGGCCAAGACTGACTTGGTTTGCGCCAACGAACAGTATTACTTGCTTCGTGATGGCTACCACACCTGCTGGTCTCAGACGGACTGTGATGCACTGGTCGAGGCAGCGGTTGATCTCTGGAATCAGTGGTAAAGAGAGGAAGGCATGGCAAAACCCGTCGAGATCGGACCCCGCAGCTTCCGGACCCAGAAAAGCGCACTGGACCACTACAAGGCCCTTCTACACCGGTACCAGGACGGGGATCGCATCTCTGAACCAGTGGACCACGCCGACCTCGTAGCGCTCATCGAACGATATGACCCGATTCTTGACGAGGTTGGTGAGCCGGCGAAGGGTTGCGGCCAGATCGATCACTTTGAGCGGCGCCTGAACACCGGGACGGGCTGGAGCAACTCCGGCTTCTGGGTGGTGCGCCAGGACGGGTCCGCCACGGACTTTTCGTACATCTGGGCCGTCAAAGGCCTGCCAGGGGACCGGTCGAAGGACTTCTACGGCGCATGCCGGGAGGCTGTCGCACTCGATCTCGTGCTGGCGAAGAAGCAGGCCTTCGCAGAGTATGGTGACTCTCACGGGCTGGTTGCGTGCGAACTTACTGGCGTGATTGGTCAGCATCGACGACGCTCATCTGGATCACGCTTGGCTTAACTTCTCGCACATCGTCAGTGGCTTTCGGGCGGCCAGGGGCTGGTCAGGTGACATCCCAGACGGGATTGTGTCCGCTCCAGCTGACGGGCAGACGACGCCCACATTCGTCGACAAGGCAGTCGCGGATGCCTTCCGGGACTACCACCACAACCAGGCGATGCTGCGAATCCTCTCCAAGTCGGCCAACCTCCAGACCGCCAGCCAAGCTCGAAGACCTAAGATTGCACGCCCGGTGCGGCTGCTTTGATCAATTGCGAACGCGGGTTCAATTCCGAAGATGGGAATCGAACTGGCGGCTGGCTTCAGGCCCATCGCTGATGCCAACTGCAGGTGTGAACTGGTAGGATTGCCAGCAACAAGGGCCGGATTCCGCACCTTTCCGCAGGAGTTCGAAGCGGTTGTAATGCGCTGAGTTACTGAGGTTTGGCGCAGGGTTCCACCCCACCACCAATAACAAAACCCCAACCGTTCTCGGTTGGGGTTTTTTCTTGCCTGATCGCGCCGGTTCCCGCGTGTTGGCGGGGGTTCCTGCGAAAGCCTGCGGACTTCGCCAGCCGCCCGAATTGGCCGTTCCCGGCCCCATTCCACTCTCTCCTGGCCATTCCTCGCTCCGGCCTCGCTCCCTGGAACTGGCCCGAAGTCCGCAAAGGCCACAAGTCAGCGCCATATAGATCAAAGGGTTACGCGCGGACTAATCAAGCGGTTGGATTACAGCATCGGATAGCAAAGGAAACCGCTTACGTTGTGTTTTGTCGGTAAATATTGACAACCACCGACGTAATGCAACATCATGGCGGCATGGAAACTTCGCATCAGACCATTCTGGATCTCGCCGCCCAGCGCGGCCTGATACGCCCGCGCGATCTCGATGCGCTGGGTCTGCCCAGTGTCGCTCTCACGCGGCTGGTTCGGCAGGGCCTGCTCACCCGCGTGGGTCGCGGTCTGTATGCCCGCCCCGATCGCAGCGTATCCGAGCATGGCACGCTGGCCGAGGTGGCACGCAAACACCCGCAAGCCATCGTCTGCCTGCTGTCGGCACTGCGCGTGCACGACCTCACCACGCAGTCGCCATTCGAGGTCTGGCTCGCCATTCCCAACAAGGCTCGTTCGCCCAAGATGGATTACCCGCCGCTGCGCATCGTGCGCTTTTCTGGCCCCGCGCTGACCGATGGGATTGAAGAACACCAGATCGATGGCGTGACCGTGCGCGTGACCAACATTGCTCGCACCGTGGCCGACTGCTTCAAGTTCCGCAACAAGATCGGCCTCGATGTGGCGATGGAAGCGCTGCAGGAAGCCTGGCGTGCCAAGCGCGTGAGCATGGACGAACTCTGGCGCTATGCCACGCTGTGCCGCGTGGCCAATGTGATGCGCCCCTACATGGAAAGCCTGTCATGAATGAACGAAACGTGGCGGCATCAGTACGTGCCCGTCTGCTCAACCGCGCCCGCGAGACCAAGCAGGATTTCAACTTGGTCCTCACGCGCTATGCGATTGAGCGGCTGCTGTACCGGATCAGCATCTCGAAGCACGCGGATCAGTTTCTGCTCAAGGGTGCCTTGCTGTTTGACCTGTGGTTCGACATTCCACATCGCCCAACCAGGGATGCTGATTTTCTGGGATTCGGCTCGGCAGAGCTGCCGCACATCGAAGCCGTCTTCAGGGATATCTGCGCGATCGAAACGCACGACGGCGTGGCGTTTCAACCCGACACCGTGCACGCCGCCGAGATTCGCAAGGAGGCGAACTACGCTGGTGTGCGCGTGACGTTGCTCGGTGTGATCGATGGCGCGCGCTGCCAGATCCAGATCGATATCGGCTTCGGCGACGCCGTGACGCCTGGCCCGGAGGATGTCGAATACCCCGTCATGCTGGCGGAGTTCGCAGCACCCAAGCTGCGGGTCTATCCGCGCTACACCGTGGTGGCCGAGAAGTTCGAGGCGTTGTCGTCCCTGGGCATCGCCAACAGTCGCATGAAGGATTATTTCGATCTGTGGATATTGGCGCAGCACACCGACTTCGATGGCGACACCCTTCGCCAAGCGATTCAGGCGACCTTCGGTCGACGTAAAACCGCTCTGACTGGGGAGGTCCCATTCGGCCTCACCGATGCGTTTGCGCAAGATGCGCAGAAACAGGCGCAGTGGCAGGCCTTCCTGAAAAAGAACCGCCTGGAAGCGCTGGCGCTGAATGACGTCATTGCTGCACTGGTCGCGTTCATGCTTCCCGTCATCAAGGCGGCCAATGCCAGCGCGGTGTTTTCAGCCCGCTGGCAGGCAGGTGGTCCGTGGTCGCCTGCAGACGCGGGTTGATTTTCAACGCGGAAGGCCGACTCGCTCCCGCTGCTCCTCCCACAGCGCCGGCGGATCAACCGCGAGGTCGAACAGCGTGATGTGGTTCGGCAGTGCGTCGTCGAGGATGGCGGCCACGATGTCGGGCGCCAGCGTGGTCAGGTTGACCATCCGGCTCACGTAGCTGTTGTCGATGCCCTCCCGCGCGGCGATTTCCTTCAGCGACTTTGCTTCGCCTGATTCCAGCATGGCCAACCAACGATGCCCCCTGGCCAGCGCCAGTTGAATCGATGTTGGCGCCACGTCCCACGACCTGACCGGGGCGGTCTCACCGTTAGGCAGGGTGACCAACTTGCGGCCGCTGCGGCGCTTGATCTGGATCGGCACGGACAGGGTCAGCCTGCCGTCGCTGGTCTGCAGGATGTCCGGCTCGCCGGCCTTCTGGATGCGGATGTCGCTCATGCCATTGCCTCCTCTTGTTGGTTGGCTGGCTCTGGGCGGAGCTCCAGCACCAGTCGCTCGATGCCGTTGGCGCGCAGTCGCACTTCGAGGTCGTTGGGTGACACGATGACTTTCTCCACCAGCAATTTCACGATCCGTGTCTGCTCCGCCGGGAACAGCTGATCCCAAATCGCGTCGAGCCGGGTCATGGCCACGGTGATCTTGGCCTCGTCCAGCGTTGGGTCGAGCTTGATCGCTTGCGGCAACATGTCGCCGAGCAGATTCGGGGCACGCAAGATCGCGCGCAGTTGATCGAGTACTGCCGACTCCAGTTCTGCGGCGGGCAGTCGCGGCAGACCCGAGGCACCGGCGTGTTCCTTGGCATCGCGCTGGGGCACGTAGTAACGGTAGCGACGGCCATTCTTCTTGGTCGTATGCCACGGAGACAGCGCCCGGCCATCGTTGCCGAACACGATGCCCTTGAGCAGATACGCCACGGTTGCCCGGGTCGCATTTCCGCGAACTCGACCATTGGTGGCCAGGATCGCGTGGACGCTATCCCACAGTTCGCGGCTGATGATGGGAGGGTGCTCCGCCTGGTACCACTGGTCCTTGTGCCGCAATTCACCGAGGTAGGTCCGGTTGCTCAGGAGCTTGTAGATGTGGCCCTTGTCGATCGGCCTGCCGTCGCGAGTCTTGCCGTCTTGTGTGGTCCACGCCTTCGACGTCACGCCATCCAGTTTCAGCTCCTTGACCAGTGCGGTACTGGAGCCGAGTTCGACGAAGCGTTGGAAG